TCTTCATAGTCACACGTCTACCACCAGACCGCCCGTGACGACCACACTCCCCTCTTTCTAACCGCATCTCATTCAGTCGCGCCGCACTCGCCTTTAAAAATTTATTTATCCTCTTTCGTAAAATTGAACTTCAAACTCCGCACTAGCACATCACCCGCCATGGTCTCCCTACAACAGCAGAAGTTACCCCAGCTCTTTGCAGTTATGGATCCATCCCCCTCACTCCCTTCTCGCTACTATGTATTTATGGCATACGAATGTCATGATACAAGTATGCAGATAGTTGACAATATGAAATTCAGCAAGCCATTCACTGTATGGATAACTCATGATGAACAGGAACTTCCATTCACATCAAAAATACACTACTGTGACGCACAGACCGAGGCCACTTTCTGGGCTACAGGCATTAACATTATGTCAGATGAGAATGAGTTAATTCCTGTGGTGGATTTCAAGACACCGTTCTTGCTACCAAACGAGTCAAACCGTATCTCACCGGTCTATGTAAGCCCAGACAGTATCATCTCAAAGAGTGCGCATCAAATTATTGCCCGCTCGCGCAGAAACGAGATGATGGATATTCTTCTAGATCTTAGATATGCCGAGTTGCATTATACACCACCAGAACCTCCAGCAATCCAGAGACTACACCCAGCTATAAAGAAGGCTGCCCCAGAAGCCAGCTTCAGTCTACCACCTCATGCAGCTGCAACTTTTGTCAGGGCCCTTATCCAAGATAAGAAGCTCTGTAGCATTACAACAAACCCATTTGATGAGATTACAATCGTTGGAATTACTCCCTGTTTCCATTGCTTCGATTGCGAAGCACTGGAAACGTGGCTCTCCACCCATGAATCCTGCCCAGAGTGTCGCTCATCAGTCGCGACAATTGCGAAATATAAACGCTAGTTCTTCACCTTCCTCGTCCCATTATTCTTTTTCCAGTACCTACTATTCCAGTATTTGGGCCCATATCCAACAAACAGCTCCTCACCAGCTTTAATATTTCTCTTAGACACAACACGCCCATCTGTATAAAAAACGATATTTGCCTTATTTAGTGTTCCTTTAGGACTATTGATGCGGCTTGTCCAATTCCCCCTCTTCAACCCATCCACATAAAACTTTTTCTTGCTGTCAGACGGGTCATCAAGTGTAAGAACATAGGTTCCAAGACCAGCATCGCCGAACTTCTTCTCAAACTCTGTATCCGTTAGATGTTCACCTCTGTAAAATCCAAGATCTGTGTTGACGGGGATATCTTTCTTAGCAAAAACACCAGTTCCAGCACCGGGTACACCCGACTCTTTCATTTCAATCAAACTCTTTTCCACGTGCCTCTCATTTGCTGTCTTGGGAAACTCGGGAAACAGCTTCATTTCTGATTCGTGAGATTTAAAGTATAGATTATTATTCATATATGCAGGTTAACGGAGAACTTACAGCCATTGGTATAAATACTCAAACAGATAAGGCATATTTCCACAACTTCACACCCGTCTATGAACGCTTTCTTTTTGATAAGAGAGACTCTGTAAAAAAGATTCTGGAGATTGGTGTCTTCCATGGCTCCTCAATACAGATGTGGGAACGTTACTTTCCTAATGCAAAAATCCTCGGTCTTGACATAACATCTGTCTATTTTAATGAGCGTACATATGGTGATAGAGTTGCTCTTGCACTATGTGATGCTACAAATGTTGACCAGTTAACATCTGTGATGGCTGCTTACTCATTTGAACCCGGAACTGTAGACTTTATTATTGAGGATGGCAGCCACTTGGTAAGTCACCAAGTAAAGACACTTGGGCTTGCCTGGAAGTATGTGAAACCTGGTGGCATCTATATTCTAGAGGATATGCATACAGCTGTTCCGCTACTTATTGGTCGGCACGCGCACATTCCACATGATGGGGGATATATTGATGCGTCTCCGACTACCGATCAGCGTGTTCTCGGAACAATGTATGGATATCCCGATCTTTTTCCTGGTCTACCAATTGACGAAGTTGAACATATCGCATATGTATCTAATGTGAAGACCATGAGTCTGACGTGTATATTTACCAAAAAAACATTCTAAGCTATAAATATACATGTGGTCTAACTCTGCGGCTGTTATTGAGCACGTGAAGAATTCATTTGCTGCTACGGAGGCTGGAACATCTACGCTCGATGCTGAGGTTCTGGGTATGCGTGGCAGTACGGGGCGCAAAACGAGAATGTTCTATAACAATCTCGGTAATACGCAGCAGGCCATTAATGTAATAGATATCGGTACTAAGCTTGGAAGCTCTACAGCCTCCTTTCTTAAGAACAATGGCAACGTTAGCGTATGCGTAGTTGACGATTGGTCACAGGGTGGTAGCTCTGAAGAATTAATAAACACTCTTAAGTCTTCAAAGCTTACACTTGTTGTGTCAAAGCCTGACGGGGCCGATCTTGCGCTCTTACCCAAGGCCAACGTTGTCCTGTATGATTCTTTCTATTTTGACGGTGAACTTGAGCGCAGTCTTAAAAAGCTGAGCGCGGTCTTGGCCGATGTATGTGTTCTTATCGTAGATGATTGGAATGCTATTGGCGTTAATAATCAAACATATAACGCGCTTTCTGAAATTGATTACACGGTAGTCTATGAGAATGGCGTGAAGACAAATTATGACTCAGAGGCGGCGGCCACATATTGGAACGGTATGGGCGTATTTGTCTTAGTTAAAAATGGCGCAAAGGATGATGTGCCTGTTCCCGCACCTGCGCCTGAGCCGGTAGTTGAGGCACCCGCCCCTGCCCCTGAGCCGGTAGTTGAGGCCCCTGCGCCTGCTGCCGAGCCTGCCCCTACTGCCGAGCCTGCTCCTGAAGCCGCCGCGCCTGCTGCGGAGCCCGTAGCCGAGACTCCCGCGTAATTTAATAAAGAACTCACAGTACATTTTTTACTACAATGTTCTTTATCCGAATCTTTGGTGCCAGCAACTTGGCAATTCCACTCGCTACACTCTCAACCAGAACGGGCGGCACAGCATTTCCAACCTGAACAACCTGCTCCTTCTTGTTCCCCTCCAGCTTGAAATCACCTGGGAATGCCTGGATCTGCTTCAGCTCGTCTGGAAGAAGGCAGCGGGCATAGGCCGTTCCATCAGGCTTCTTCAGTCCAACCAGCAGGCGAGGCTGGTGATCATATGTACAGATAATGGTTTTGCTGGGAGCATCCAAATTCACAATCTCAGAGTGGATTGGACTATCACGCTTCGTACAGCTGAGCAGATTCTCTCCAGCCTTCAGTACAATAAACGGATGAGGTACACCTGTAGTTTCAGCGTCTTGGGGAACCGCAAGAGCATAATCCTCAAACCCCTCTGGAATAGAGGCTGGCGCAAGACAGAATGCACCCTCCATGGAGTTCGTAACGAATGACCGCAGTGTAGGCATCGTCTTTGTTGCGCCGAATGCGTTCACAGAAGCCCAGAAGCTGGCGGGTTCCATATTCGTCACCCTCGTTGTGTCCCATCCCACAAGAAGGATGCGCTTCCGCTTCTGGGGAACACCGAAGTTCACAGCTTCGAGAACTTGGTAAGTCATCTCATAACCAATCTCACGGAACGCTCCCCTGATGATATCAAGCATGAGAGGGTCATCCTCGTTGGGACCGCTCTTCATAGATGTAAGACCGACCACATTCTCTCCAATGAAGAAGCGAGGACGCACCTGCTTCACGACCCGCACGAACTGTCTGAACATCTGGTTGCGAGGGTCGGTTGACTGCTTCTTACCGGCCCTGCTGAACCCCTGGCAAGGGAACCCCGCAAAGACAATATCCGCCTGGCCAGCGTATTTTGCGAACTCCTCATCTGGCACATTCTTGATATCTGAACTCTTGGACTTCGGCTCGATAATACCCTTGGAGTCTGGGAAATTTGCCTCATGAGTCTTGGCCGCCGCCTTATTGAACTCGTTATAGGCAATCACCTTGAAACCAGCACGCTCTAGACCGAGAGTATCTCCTCCGCATCCTGAGAAGAGAGAGATCGCTTGGCGCCGGGAATTCATTCTATCCATGGAGTGCAGTTAAAAGTGCAGTCAAATTTCGGGTGACCGGCTTAAACAAAAAAATGGGGATTTCTCCCTCTTTTTTGTTATATAATGCTCTTGTAAATCTCAGTTAAGAGCGCTGATATGCTCATACTCCTTAAGAAGCGTCTCATCACTCAGAGTGTTAAGCTTCTCATTCCACATGGAGAGGATGTCCTGACGTGTCTTCTTACTGGTAGAGAAGGTGTCAGGCTCAGGCTCAGGTTCAGGCCCAGGCTCAGTGGAAGGAGGAGCAGGAGCAGGAGCATTACCAGGACCAGGAGCAGAAGGAGGAGCAGGAGCAGAAGGAGGAGCCTCATCAGCTTCCTCATCCTGAGAAGCTCCCGCTGTGGTCTCCTCAGCCTCCTCGGCCTCCTCAGCCTCCTCAGCCTCCTCGGCTGCGGCGGCGGCCTCCTCAGCCTCCTCGGCTGCGGCGGCGGCAGCCTCAGTCTCAGTGGCAGCGGGGGTAGCGGCGACCTCAGTGGCAGCGGCGGCCTCGGCGGCGCGGTGGCGCTCGGCCTCAGCGGCAGCGGCAGCGGCAGCGGCAGTGGCAGCGGAAGCGGCAGCGGCAGTGGCAGCGGCAGCGGCAGTGGCAGCGGCAGCCTCGGCGGCGGCCTTATTCTGAGCAGCAATCTTGTCATACTTAGTGTTCCACGGAGTGGTCACTTGCTTGTAGATGCTAAGAAGAGCATCATTGAGTGGACGGCAGGGAAGAACATCGTCATCCATCTGCTTGTTGAACTTACTACCAGTAATACCATCAGCACGAGTGCTCATATTAACAAGCATGCGCTGCCTCTCACTAGCCGAGTGTCCACGATCAGCAAACTTACTGCCCAGTTGTTTGGCAGTACCTACGCAGCGAATGTCGCGATTTACCCACACACCCTTGCGATCATCAGACAGCTTACTACCACTAGGAAAGAGTTCTTTCTCCTCATCAAAGACAGGTGCCTTAACCTGAATCACGCGAATGCTGAGCGAAGCAAGGAGATCATTCTTATCAGGAAGATCACGCTCAGTAATCTGCTCCATGTTATTCTGCCTACCCCTCTTGCTATGATCATACTCAGTGTATTCATAGTAAACGGGACGATTGTGGGTACCTTCGGTAAAGCTCTTTGCACCGTTAGGCATAGAGCGCTTAGTGATGTTAGTCTCAATCACACGCTCTGGACGACCATCACCCTGATTATAGATGTTTACAGTTGTCTCATAAGCTGGCTCGTCGAGGTTTGAAGAGTCGTCATGATAGAAGAGGTCAAACGACTTAATCTGCGAGAGCTGCCTAGTCTCATCGTTGATAGAGATCTTACAGTCGTTGTAAAGACTGGTATACGCAGTTGAGAGACCCTTTGTCACATCCTCCACACTCTTGATAAAGGACCTACGACACATCGGGACCAGATTCTTCACATTAACAAGTGTACCAGATGGCGAAGACTTGAACTGCTCCAAGAGTGCGGGAGTAATGTAACGAAGAGCCCACTCATCATCTACGTCATCACAAATATCGCAAGGGGTGAAAGAGTTACGAGAGGCCATGGCCTCAATGTCAGCATAGATGCCAACAATGATACCACCAGGAGTACGACTCAGAAGAGTGATCTGAGAGCCTAGAGCGATGAGAGCATACTTCATACCCACGTGATACTTGCCAATATCGCCATCCTCACGCTCCTTTAGGAAATTAAAGATGAACGATTCGAGCAGCTTCTTGTAGTTCATCCCACATCCATTGTCGAGAACGGAGATACGATTCAACAAGGTGTTATCCTTGTGAAGAATAACCTTAACATCCTTTGCTGAGCACTTCCTACTTACAGAGTTGTCCGTCAGCTCGAGAATTGCTTTGAGGAGAGTGTACCCCATGGCACGAATCTCGACGACCTTGCCGTTGAAGTGAGGAAGAAACTGAGAGTCCATTCTAAGAGTGGTTAGTTGCGTAGTATACATTTTACTAGCTCACCACGTCGTTCAATTTTTGGAGCTAAAATTTGAACGCCACCACCCCCTCCTCCAACATCACACCTACACATATACACCTCTAAAATGAACACGCACTCTCATTTCCACACGCACGTGAACACGCACAGGTGCGGCTGCGGTCGCGCGCAGATTACTGCGCACACGCACGTTCACATGTATGAGACAGGACCTGCGGCCCTTTCAACTGTGTCAACACCCGTCCGCTCACCATCGCCTGTGGCACGTCGCACGCGGTCCAAGCTCCAGCGCGCCACGTGGGAGAACACTGCCTGGGGAGTCGCCGACAAGGACATCATGGACCTCCTCACCTTTCTGCGCGAGAGTGATGATCCATGGGAGCGCTCTCTGATTCCAGAGGTTGAGAAGGATGCTATCAGTCGCATGGCGAAGCGCGCCAAGAAGGCGGCTGTCTAAGAGCAATATGAAATAAAAATTAATATAAGACAACCTATTTATTTTTACTTCAGGTCAATCCGAATGTTGCTGAATCCCGCACCCATTCCCCAGCGAAGAATCCCGTGAAAGACGAAATCATCGCAGCGAAACTCAAACTCAACGTCCTTGTTTTTCGTGATCACAATCTCGTTAATCTTAGAGACGGTGAGCTTGGGATACCACGCAGCATAGAACTCGCCCTTCACGTCTCCATGAATCGTCAGCCAGTAATCCTTCTGCTCTAGTGCCTCTGAAACAACAGGAAGAACCTCTGCCTTGAAGAGCTCATTGTCAGCTGCGGTGAACTTAAGAGAAGCCAGGAAAGGAGTTCGCTCAGCAAGAAGGCTGCTCTTGTCTCCACGAGCTGATCTTACCTTCTCCTTCTGCTCAACCCCATAGGCCGTCTTGGGCGGTCCCTGTGTCTTACAGTCCTTCTCAAACCACTCTTCATAAGAGGGGATAGGTGCGGCAAGCTGGAACTGGTTCTTGATAGCACCAGTCGCAAGATACATATCGTACCAAGCACGAGCATACTTCTTCACAATGCTGTACTTCTCACAGCCTCCATTGTGGAATTGTACACCAGCGCTCCAAGGCTTGTCAGCTGGGCTGATAGGCTTATACTGTGCGCTACCTTTGTGCTCGATGCGGCGCCATACATGTATGTTCGGTTTGCATTCTACCAGGACCTCGAAGTCATAGTGAGTACTGCGAGAGCCGCCAGAACGCTCGCGAGCATCTAAGATCTCACAGCCAAACACAGTCTTGAACGCCTCAACAATCTTGAGACCAGCTGGGCTCTTGCTTTTGATAGCCGCAATAATCGCAGCAATATCCTCTGTCTCGTTGGCACCAGCTGTTGCCTTTGTTCGTGACATTTTGGATGTTACGGGAATAAAAATAAGTTTGTCTTTTTGTTTTTTCAATTTTTTGGTTCATTGCGCACTCTTAGATGTCATCCACATTGAGCTCATCATCCTCTTCCACCTTCTTGAGAGGCTCCTCAATCTCAAACTCAATGCCATCATCCGCATCTCCCTGGCCTGTCTCTACCAGAGAAGAATGGAGGCGCTTCTCCAAGAGCAACCTCTTGATGTTCCGCGCGCTGACAGTCCCCTTCACCTCAAAGTTTGAGCCACTTTGAACAACAATGACGATGTCGTTTACACAGATACGGGCCATATTCTTGTCAACTGCCTTTGCGGTGACCTCAATGAGCTCGCTCCTGTGCTTAGGGTTAGGAATGTAGACGCGGAACATTCCATCACCCATAGTCTTGAAGGCCTTGCCAAAGAGAACGTCAGGATCCGTGAGAGCCTCTGCCTCCACCTTAGCGTTCTTTCGCTCCTTGCGCTCCTGCGACGCCTTCTTGTTCTTCATGTTCTTCATATTGACCGACATCTTGGCTGTTAGTTAGAAGAGGATAAAAATAAATAAGTAATTCGCGCCCATCAATTTTTTTCGGTTTATGCGAGTCCGTCGTCGCCTGCAATTGACGCGATAAGAGGCCAGCCGCCAGCTTGGAGCCAGCGCGACACATTGTTAGGATGCCAGACAGCCATAGCAATCCCCTCCTTATACTGGAGCATGCGCTGCTTGTGACGCGCCTTCTCCTCCGTCTTAATATCCGCAGCAAGATACTTGATAAGCTGAAGTGGCTCTGTAGGGAACATGTTCAGACGCTCATTCGCAATCTGCCGCCTGAAGAAGTAAGAGGTGAGCTTTTCATCTGAGAGGAGAAGGTGGCTGCGCATCTGAGGAAGCAAGAGAGCCTCCTTGATAAAGCGCTCTTGCGTGCTGAGAATCCCGAAAATACGCTCAGTGTCCTGGTGGCGCAAACTCAAATCCTGGAAGTAGCCTGTGAAGATCTTCAAGATGAGCGCTGGCGAGGTGGCCGGATTCGCCAGGAGACGGCCAATGCGAGTCTCCATAGAAGGAATCACATCAACCAGTGAGGGGGTGAAATACATCTTGAAATAGTTGTAGATCGCGTGGCAACAAATGCTGTGATTCCACTCGGGAAGCACCTTACCAGTTCCACAGAGGACGATGAAGACGTCCGTCATAGAGACATTCGGGAAGTTCCAGGTGTGGCTGCGAACGTGAATCATCGCGCTCACGTCTGCCTCAGTGAGAACAATCTTGCCGCTGTTTAGCGAAAACTCAATGACAGTCTGGATGCGGCCCATCATAGACTCCTGTGAGTAGTCGAGTCCCTGGAGAAGGAAGCGCCTGTTCTCAAGATTGAGAAAGCGACTCTTCCAGACGGCCTTGTCATAGAAGTCTGCGTGCTTCAGACAGGTGTTGCTCTCTGGATGGCAATAGCTGCGGCACGGCTTCAGATCTCGGAGACGAAAGGCTTGGCAGAAGGACATTTTGCGCGAGTCAGTGGATAGTAGACAAAAAATAAATAAGGTGGTTTTCAATTTTATTGGTTTTACTTCTTACCCTTACGCTTCTCGGCGGCGATCTGCGCCAAGCGCACATGCTTGGCAGAGCCAAGGCGGTCAGCGCCCTGCCGCTTCTCCTTCGCGCCCTTGTGGCCCTGCTTCTTCGTTTGCGGCGGACTCTCCATGTCTACTGTTGTGTGTGGAAGATGTGATAGATGGTTGGGGACTGGTTGTGTTCAATTTTTCTCCGCGAGGTTGAAGAGCAGCTCCTCAAAGTCAGCAGGTGCTGTCTCTTCCACAGAGATAACATCGCGTGCCCATGAGCCCACGAGCGGGTCACCGTCACGAAAGTCTCCACCGCCACGGCCGTTACCCTCTGCTGTCAGAAGAGGGAGGGGGTGAATCGTGTAGTTCTCGCTAGACTGAGGAACCTTCGTCTTGTCCACGAAGAGCTTCTTGGTGTGGTTCGCGACGAAGCGATACTTGTCAGTCTTCTTCTCCGTGGGGCGAATCTCGTTATACTCTGTGCAGAGGCGGTAGAGATTCTCTTCTTGGTCTGGCTCCTTATCTGCGTAGTCGCCAGCCCAGACAACACGAGACTTGTGGTGGGGTCCCTCTGGGCTCAGAGCGAACTCGAAGGTGGAGACGAAATTGTTGCCATTCCACGAGTGCTCCATCAGCTTGAGACCGTTTCCGTATCTATGCGCCAGCATCCACACAACGATCTTGCTGTCCTTGTCAAGGATGATAGGGTAGTAGTACTGGCCCATTTTGTTTGCTGTCTTTCTAAAAAATAAATTAGGGGTGGTTGATTTCAATTTTTTGTGAGTATAAGACCTACTTGGCCGCCACACACTTGGCGCAGAGGTGGATGCTCTCGTCTACTGTGAACTCAGAGTCAGTGACTCCGTCAACGAGGTCGTTGCAGAGGTGACAGTAAGCCTCATACCTCTCTTCAAGACAGCCGCCAGGGCCCATGTGGCCGAGCTGGTTGAGGTGGCCCTGCTCACAACCGTCGCAGCGGCGACTGCCACCACCGCTATCCAGCGGGATGAAGTCCTGCTCTTCCCACTCAAACTCCTCCTCAGGGTTGAGCACTGTCATCTTGCTCAGGACCTTCTCAGGGCTCACCTCCTTATCACCATCCTTGTAGATGAACAACGCACCCTTCACATAGGTGAATCGGCTGTAGTTGCCTGTGGGGTTGAGGTAGTAGTGGTCTTCTACCTCAGGAGAGAGGATGTTGAGGACGTGAGGAGCCGGTGGCGTAGACAGCACAGCGTTCCGCACGGCCTTCACAGGGCAGGGGAAGATCATTGCTGCGCTAGCTGGCCCCTGTACATAGATGCCTGGCGAGCGCGCGTTATAGAAGGAATATGTGCGCAGCTTGGACTCGCCGAACTCGGGCAAGTAGGCGTTCCTGTCAAAGTAAGACGGCTGGCAGTTGAGATAGGCAGCGACGTGCTCACCAGTGGGGTCGAAGTGGTCGCGACAGCCTGGGCAGTGGCAGGCTGGCATGAAGCCATAGAAGCCGCTGCCATTATGACCAGGGTCTACCGCGCGCATCGCCGCGCGCTCGGCCAACACCTCTGTTGCGGTTACAGTGCGGGGGAAGGCCATTGTGTCTGTCTATGAGGAGACGCAGCGGCTCAGTGAGTTCAAATTTACGCAAAAAAAATTGATTTTTGTGGGTTTTGTTTGGTTCTTTTTGTGGGTTTTGGGGTTTAGTATTTTTGTGGTGTTTTACTGTTTACTCGTCCTCCAGGTCCGCAGGCTTGGCGAACTTGGTGTCGATGGTCTTCGTGGCGCTGTTGTAGCGCCCGACCCACTCATACTCCTCAGTGAGCAGGTCGCCGCGCATGTTGCGCAGGTAGCTGACACCCTTGTGAGTGAAGGGGGCGAAGACCGTGGGGCCGTTCTCGTCTGCTGCAGCCGGTGCAGGCGAGGCAGGCAGCGGCACAGCAGCTGCGGCTGGCGCGACAGCCTTGGCAGCCTTGCGCTCAGCGACCTTCTTGTCGTGGGCAACGCGCTCCTCAGGGCTCATCTCGCTGAGCTTCTTAGGACCGCGCCGCTTCTGCGACGAAGTATCGCTAGCGTTGCCATCCGCCTCAGGGGCGGGCACAGCGTCAGCGACAGCGACAGGCGCGGCGGCGGCAGCTGCCTCCTTCTTTGCCTTCGCAGCCGGGCGCCCAGCCGCCATCTTCGCCTTCTGCTCCTCAGAGAGAACCTTCTTAGGCTTCTCCTCGGCAGCAGCAGGCGCGACAGGCTCAGCAGCAGGCGCGGCAACGACAGGCTCAGCAGCAGGCTCGTCACCCGCCGCAGCGATGGCCTTAGCAGCCTTCGTCGCAGCGCGCTTGAGCGCAGCAGCAGCCTTCGTCTCCTCGCTCTGCGGCTTGCGCACCTTCACAGGCGCCCCAGGAACGGGGGGCACTGCGACGGCAGCCTTAGCCGGCGTAGACGGGGCGCCGCTGTAGGCGGCGAACGCGCACAGCAGCGCGTCCTTTCCAACGTGGTTCTCCAGAGCGACGAACAGGTCGACGATGCTGATAGAGGCCATTTCGGTAGCTTTCAGAGGGTTTGTGGCTTTGAAAGGATACTTCTATTGGCCAGAAAACCCCATTCAATTTTTTATTCAAATTGAATGGGGAGTTAGAAAAGGGGGTATTTTGGGTCAATTATGGGTATTTTGAGGCCTATATTCAATTTGACTATAAAATTGAATGGGTCCTCTCAGAAGGGTAAGTATAGTTTCACAGCAATACACTCTGAAACACCCGCAAAATGGCCACACGCCGTTCTGTCCGCCTTGACGCAGCCAACGCCCGCGCAGCCTACAAGGCTGGCAAGGCATGGTACCACGCAGCCACAGCAGTGTGGGAGGCCGAGCCTGGCAACCCCAGCCCGCACATGCCTGACAGCGTCCTCCAGCTGGAGGCTGTCTGGCTCGCGGCTGAGGAGCGCTGCTCGGCCGCTGCCAAGCTGCTGTTGGCGCACGACCTCTTCGACTGCGTCGCCCTGCCTGGCGATCTGGAGGAGCGACAGGCCCATCTCAGCACAGTAGAGATGCTGGAGTTGCTCTACCCACTGGTCTGAGCCTCCCTTCTGTAAAAACAATAGAAACATAAATACCCCTTTTTTATTGCGGATAAAAATTGAATCTAGCGCTCTCGCCCTCTGGAGTATCCCTCTCAGCACACAGCAAAGATGGCCACCTCTACCTCCCCTCTCAACGAGTGGAAGGCGATCGCAGACCACCACCGCACGCAGCTGGCGCTGGCGGAGGCGAAGGTCAAGGAGCTGAGCACCCCTGTTGAGCAGCTGCTCACAGCGGCCGAGATGGACAATCGGGTCATCGCTATGGAGAATCGCAAAGCCTACAAGACCTCATGGAAGAAGGCTGTGGGCTATGGTCTCGTGCGCAACGTCCAGAACATCCTCGAGGAGTGCCACGACTACCTCCGTAACCCTGAGGGTGGTGATGAGGGTGGGATTGACCTTGACCTGGCTGAGAAGGCCAGACGGCTGACAGGGAAGCTCGGTAGCCTCCAATGGCAGCTCTTCACGCTGCAGGTCATTGAGCATCTGAAGAAGGAAGGCTCCTTCCACAATGAGGATACCCGCGACTTCGACACCTTCGAGGACACAGCGGGTGGCTGCGACGAGATTACGCAGGATGCGGCCTTCTGGGTCATTGAGCACAGCGACTAGAGAATAACGAGATTAACTAGAAAAACACACAAAAACAACCACCTTTTTTATTGACGGTAAAATTGAACTTGCATCTGGAGGAGGATGCGTATCCTCTATAGCAAAAACCACCATGGCCTCCGCCACAGTTGAGCGTCGCGCGTCTGTCCTCTTTCACGCAATTGAAGAGCAGGTGGGCATCCTCTTTGACGAACAGAGAGCGACCCTTGAGGCCATGCGCGCCAAGCAGCTACAGCGCATAGAGAAAGCGACAGCGACTGCGGACTTTAACGAGCAAGAGGTGGCCCGTCTGAGCAAACAGCTAACAGACGCCACGCATCGCGCTGGCCTTGCGCGTCGCAATGCGGATGACGCGCGCCAGAAGATGATCTCCATTGAGATGGCACTAGAGGCAGTCAACTCTGCTGTCTCTATGGGACAGCAGTTTCTTGAGATGGCCGCTGTGGCTATCCAGCCACCTCTTGCTACGGCGAAGCCGCCGGCATAAGTTTTAAAGTTCTCCGGATTAAAAATCCAATCCGCGTCTTTTTTCCAAGAATCCAGAAAGTCATTCTAACTAAATTTCTCTGTTTAAAATATAAAATGCCTCGTCCTTGTGGTCCGTACATGAGTGCGAATGGTAAGTTTAACTCTGCGCGGGCTCTCGCCAATGGATACAATACAATGGATCGCACGCGCTGCGATCTTGAGGCGTCAAAGATACGCGGCTCCCTCCGTTCTGGATCAATGCCCCACGGCGGCCGCCGCGGCACACGCAAGAACCGCAAGACTCGCAAGGGTGGCAAGAGCCGCCGCAATCGCCACTGAAGGGCGACTCCAGAATTAAATTCTGCGTATAAAGTATAAGATGGTATTCACTCCTCAGTTTCAGGCGGGACCGGCAACTTGCAAAAAATATCAGAATGAGGGCTCATATAGAACTATTCAACCTCAAGGTCCTATGACTGCTACAGAACAACAAATGTGCGATGGATATTTTTTCATGTCGAAGCAGCCGCGTGTTGGCAGCCCTGAATGGCAGGCGACGCATCAGGGTAAGTTTGGTGGCCGCCGCCGCCGCGGTACGCGCAAGAATCGCAAGACTCGCAAGAGTGGCAAGAGCCGCCGCAATCGCCACTGAAGGGTAAACTCTAAAAATTAAATTTAACGAATCTCAAATAGCTCCGTTAAATTTGAACTCGCATCTGCAAGAGAGAGTAAGCATTCACTTTCTGTCAACAGCAAGAATGGCCTCTCCCCTTCTTCCGCCCGTCTGCCTCTTGGCGAACCAAATGAGTCTGGTTGACCTAGAGGCTCTACAGGCTCACGTAGCATCTCTCATCACTGAATTGACCGAGAAGAAGCTGATGACTCAGACTCAGATCCGCCAGGAGGTCATCAGCTTAGCAGCAGAGAAGAGCAAGGCTTTCAAAGCCGGATGGAGGAAGCTCGTCATGCAGAGGGACATGGTGGAGAACGTCTTTGGAATCCTCGAGGAGTGCTACCCGAGCCTCCGCTGCAAGAGCAGCAATGAGGGTGGCTGGAAGGCCGCGCGAGAGCTGGGTGGTCGCGACACTGCCAAGTGGCAGGAGTTCAAGCTGCGCGTCATTCGACACTTGTTTGAGAAGGGCTCGTTCGGCTCTCCTGAGGAGGAGGGAGGTTTCCATGACTTTGAGGACACTGCCGGCGGCTGTGATGAGATTGCTTGGGATGCTGCGTGTGATCTTCTTGCGAAGCCTACAGTATAATTGAGAGACCGAAGACAAAAAATCATATTTTTTATTCCGCATAAAATTGAACTCGCCGCCCTCCCCTTCTAGAGTATCCCGCTCAACACACAGCAAAAATGGCCTCTCCCCGCCTCATCACTGCCGCTGAGATTCTTGCTGAACGCGCCACCCTCCGCACAGAGCTCAGCAGCATTCCTCACGGAACTGGCCGCGGCTGGTCCAGCATGCTCTGGGTCTACTGCGATTGCCCCAACTGCCGCGACCAGTATGACCCTACAGGCGAGGAGTCAGCGAAGTATCTCAACATGGACCATGAGTCCTTCTTCAGAGGTCAGTCGGATAAGCCCAGCTTCGCCTTCAGCAAGATCGCAAAGGAGTCCTTCCTGGCTCACAGTAAGCCTGGCTTCTATGTGGGAAAGCGAACAGACTGTCTCAGCCTGGAGCAGGTTAAGGAGGTTGCTCTCCAGGCGCCCCTCATCCTCCACATCGGAGAGGATGGCGTCTGGAACGAGTACATTCCATCAGAGGATGAGACTGTCTGGCGGCGCCGCAGCTATAAGGATGGGCGCAGTGTATGGTTTGAGAAGGAAGAGGACAAGACAGTATCCGCAGACAAGCTGCTCGAGCACCTCGCCAGTCTGGCACAGTAAAGAAAGAAACAAGCCAACAAAAAACACAAAAAAATTGAACACTTTTTTATGAGAAGAGGTCGTATAGAATCCAAATACAGCAACAATGGCCACGCACACCTTCTTCTGCCGCGAGACCCGCTGCGACGGAGAGGCGCACATCTCTGGCGGCCGCTGTGACTGGTGCTTTGAGGCACACGTCGCCAAGCTCCGCAGGGAGCACACCCCGCTGCGCTGCGAGGGCTGCTGTGCGCAGGTGACCGACGACCTCTTCAACGGTCGGTGGTGCGCCGACTGCTGGGAGGGGGCTGCACACATTGACGGTCTGCTCTTCCCGCTGACCGAGGGAGCCGCGTGCGACTGCTGCAACAAGGGGCAGCGCATGTCCAACGCGCTATGTGTGGAGTGCTCAAAGGGCTGCGAGAATGCGCATGATCTCCGCGCCGAGTGCCTTGAGTGTGGGGATGAGTGCCCTATCCTCGCGCTCACATATGGCCATTGCCCTTGCTGCTTTTCAGAGGAGCATGTCTGCAGCGGCGCGTTCGAGTATCGGCCAGAAGAGCGCGTGTGTGACAAGAGTGATGACCCTCGCTGCCCCCAGCACATTGGCGGCTGGTTGTTCTGAGGAGTTTCGCGTAACACAAAAATAAAAAACAAAATTTTCTTGTAAATTTGAAACTCTAACCACCCAGTAATCATCAAGACAATGTCAACAGACTCCCCAGACCTTATCATGCTCCAGAAGATACGGGACAACAAGGATGTGCAGCGCACGATACACCCTATTGACCGGCTCAAGCTTCTCCAGGGGTTCGCTGAACGGGACTACAAGCCTAACACGGCCAACCTCATTGACACCCTCTTAGAGATTATTGACGGGCTTCACAACCGCATCTGTAAGCTTGAGGAGGCGGCCGCCGCGGCAAATACCGGATAAAAATTGAAGGCCGCCACGCGCCCTAGGTAATCACAACATCGTCTAGAATGCCCTCTTCTACCGACTTCTACCTTCTCGCGGAGGAGCGCTACCCCTTCACGTTCGACAACGAGACCAACCAGAAGATCGCCCAGACGCGCCACGACTACGTGGCTGCACTGCGCGAGTGCAAGGCGCAGCCAGCCTACTACGCCATCACCTCAGCGGGCAATCTTCCATGCAGCTCGGTGCCATACATGCCTGATGACACCGCTGGTTGGCAGCGGGTGAAGGCGCATGGGCGCAGCAACAAGAAGAAGGGCGCTGCCAAGCAGCGCAACCTCGACGACTATGAGGACTTCTAAACCTCGGTCTAGATAAACAAGAAACCATAAAACCCATAAAAACACAGCGATTTTTACGTTGGTAAAATTGAAGTGGCATTAAAGTATACACTATTTCAATGCCACTGCTAATTAAAATGGCGGACGGCACCACGAAAGAGGTCACGCCGCGGCCCACGATAGACATAGACACTGATTACTGTCCAGCAACAGGTAAGGCGCGCACCAAAACTCTTCGCAAGAGGGTTCGCATCAGCCATGCTCTCACGCGTCAGATGTGGGGCTATCGGGCTCTTCAGTGGAACATCATCAAAACGAACAAAAAATGTTCAATGAAAGAGGCGAAGGTCTTGTCAGAGGATCCAGACCCTTACGAGAAGACCTATGTCTTCTATTGTCTTTGATTATATCATCGATATTTTTTCTAATATAAATAGAGGACGGCTATGAGTGAACTGAGACAAAGAGGTGCGCCTCCTCAAAGAAACGGCTGGGCTGAAGAAGAAGTTGTTCCGGCAGCTGAAGAACGCGTCAACCGCCGCCAAGTGACAAATCAGCGCCGCCAACGCGTTGTTGGGCGTGGGCCGCTCTCACGCGCTGAGGCTGAAGAAAACGATGATATGCCAGCTGCTGCGCGCGCGAGAAATCAGCGCGCAGTTGATGCGGCACAATTCGCCAATGCTGCCGCAGTTGCTGCCGCACGACCCGTCAATGTTCGCGCAGTTGCTCAACAACAAAGGCAATTACTTCTTCAACGCCCTGTAAATAGAAATGCTGGAAGGGCGAGAGCCGAAGCGCTGCAAACGGACCTTCTTAGATTTCTAGTAGAACAGGCTGAAGAGGCGGCCGCAATGAGAGAGGCAATGGCCCAGAACGCCGCCGCGGAAAGGAATGCTGCGGGCGCCGCCGCCCAAAATACACAGCGTGGTCTGCGAGGTATAGAAAGGGGGGTGGTATCCGTTGGCAGAGAAGCCGCGCGAGGAACAGCTGCTGGATTGGGAGCCGCCGCCGAAGCAAGAGAGGCGGCGCGTATTGCGGCGGAAGGTCTTGATGTAGGAGTACAGGGGTTGGCAGTTGGTCAACAAACCCAGAGACAAGTTTCAATGGTTCAGGCGACCACAAACCTCCTTGTTAGAAAAAGCAATGCGATTATAGCACAAGGAGCACAAATACTAACAACAGTCACACGAACAGAAAGCATGGTGGGTAGACTGAGTGTAGCTGCCGCATATCAACAGGGTAATCGTATAGGATTCATCGGAGCATGGGTTCAGAATGAATGGCTGATGTGTGCAACATTTATTATCTTAACGCCTGTTTTTCCCGTTAGTGTACAAACTGTACAGAGCTGGTATGCTCTTACAATGGGAACTGTAAGAGGGGGTCAGAGGATTATGCAGGCAATCCACGCAGTGTCAACAAATAATGTGAGCCTGAGTTTTAGTGGAGTAATTAATACTGTTAGCCCGATTTCTTTAATGATGCTCTTATGGAGAGTAAATGGTCAACTTATATCATTAAGAGTGGCTGGTAACACAGGATATACGAACGCATTTGAGGGCAGTTTAGAAAACAATCTTCCTCATATCATTCGTGGTGGGCGGGAGTTCGCATCAAGAGCCTGGGCAGGTGATATTCCGAATCCTCTGCCAACCATCACACCTGAGATGCGCCAACGCGCGCTTGATCTTCTAACTTGGTTTTTTAGAAAAATCTACAGCGGGGAGATATTTACTGGTCTTGGCTCTATTTTATATGGGATTGTAGATAATCCTGGAAATATGGCACAATGGCTTCTTGATTTTATATCTGGAAATGCAAGTGTCATAATAGATGGTGTAATCTATACTATTCGTTCAACAGTGGGGCAACATTATTTTGATGGTCTTTACTATACGCTCGGAACATGGCAGGGCGCTATGGGCGCTATGGGCGCCGATCTTATTGCTTGGATACTCTCCAGTCTTTGGTGGGCCCTTGAGGCGACATTGGGTATGATATATAGAAATGTTATGACTCTCTTGAGGTCTGCTCTGTGCGCTATTCTCATAAGAATAAGCATTCCTATGAGCGGGCCAATGTATGGAGGTGATTTTGACAAATGTATGGTCGCAATGGGTGAGAAAGCTAAGACACAGGGCGGCTCACGAAAGAGAAAAATGAAGAGGAGATATACCAAGAAATCACTTGTTCAAAGAGGCGGCGCAGAAGGCGAACTTCAAACACAAATCAAAGCTGCGTTTGTTGACGTGTTTTTTGAACTCACTATGTTAGAAATATCAAGAGTAGTCTATAATTCTAGAAATCTTATGTTAGATAGAGCAATCAATGCTATGTATGAATCACAGGCAATTGTCTACGAAATTACTCTACAAAAATCTCTTGGATATGAAAATCCTATCCTCCCGCTTGTAGATGAAAATGTGGCGATTGTTCCTTATAAATCCATTATAAAGATGGCGTAATGTCGTGATAAAATTGAATCTCGTTATGATATCGCCATTCTTTAGCGATATCATAACAAAATGGATACACCACTCGAGATGACGCTGCGCGACCTCTTCTTCGTAGTGGGCGTTGCGACCAACTGTCTCAGTCAAGAGAAGAAGGAGCAGGTGTTGCAGTGGCTCTGTAACGAAATGGAGCGGCGGGTCTCAGAGGAGTCCCTTCGTGAAGTGATGCAAGAGAATGGCTACACGAAGGAGGAGCGTTGTGTGAATTGTAATGAGACTGTATTGGATTGGAACTTTGAAGAGGGTGACTACATTCTTTGCGAAGAGTGTCAAGAACAATGTAAAGTATGTAAATTTGCTATCCATTCGTGTCATTGTAAACGTTAACGTCGTTGGACGATAGGCTTAACGGTTAAGAAAGGGCTTTGCCCTTTCTTAAGTTTTAGCATCGTCGTTAAGCCTTTGCTTTCCGCGTCATATTCCCGCCCTTCTTCCAAACATAAATACCCTCGGTCCGCTGACCAACATCTTTTTCACCAATCTTGCGACCAGCGGCCGCATTGCCAGGATGACGGCTTGCAACCGGCAGCTGGAGACGCTTCCACATCGGAGGCATATCCTTCTTCACTGAATCATACATCGCCTTCGGCATATTGAGAGCCATATATCCTGGCGACTTCAGGTTCTTCCACGCACTTGCTACAACTGGGCGGAAGAACTTCTCCAGGAAACCCTCCTCGGAGCCGTATTGCGGCATTTTTTCATACTCTTCCAGCATGAAATATGGTGGGCTCGTGAAGATGAGGTCATATTTAAACTTGGAGAAGTCCACTGTCTCGGACGGCTGGAAGAGCATTGTTACGTCGGCCGCGGGGTCAACCGTCTTAATCATCTGTTCGTAGGCGGGGCGCATATTCACATTAGCGTCAATGCCAATATAGGGAACACCATATGCCATCGCCGCGAGGCAGCGACCACCCCATCCGGCACTGAAGTCAAGGATACCGTGCTTGGGTTGGAAGCGACAGTATAAGCGCTTAGCCTCGCTGGGCCTGAACTGGTTAATCGTTCCGTAATACAGCTGAAAGACGCTATAGCGTTCCTTTAAGAGCTGATCATCCGTGAGTGCACTCGGCGGGTTCTTCTTGATTTTCGTAATCTTCTCATTCAGATAGGCCACGAGATCCTTGTCGTGCATCGCCTCGTAGAAAGAGATGTGGCGCTTCGTCTTCGCCTTGATGCGGTGTTTCAAGAGGAAATAGTCGAGGCATGCGAGTCCTGTTCTCGCGTTTTTTCCGATAGATTCGCATGGTAGGGCCTTGAGCTCTTCGTAGCTTTTTATGGCCTCATCTTTGGTGACCGCTCGGAGTCGCTTGGCAATCTCCATCTATTCTTGTGTTGGAAAAATAAAACATAAGAATAGATGGGAAAGACGCGAAAGCAAAGAGGTGGTCAGATTGTAGCCCCACCGTTTGAAACGGCGACCCCTGCAATTCTTGGTAAACTCTCCAAAGAAACAGCGCGAGATTTCATCATCAATGTTTGTAAAAAGAAACTGCCTAATTATTTGACATTATTCAGGGCGGCCAGAGGATGTACTGACAAGGGCTGTCCTATGAAGACAGATGCAGACATGGGTTGGGCTGAATCTGAACAGGAATTTACGACACAGTGTCGGCGGGCAGAAACTCTTGCACGTATTAATCCTATCCCAGCAAATGTGAAACTTGACCCTGTTTACGTGAAAACAACGGCAGACTTCTTGATTAAAGATGAGAAGGAGGAGAAAGCTGCTGTCGCTGCCGCTAAGGCCGCTGCAAATGCCACCGCTAAGGCCGCTGCAAATGCCACCGCTAAGGCCGCCAGAAATGCCAAAGCCGCAGCGAACGCCAAGGTCGCTAGAAATGCCACCGCTAAGGCCGCTGCCGCTAAGGTCGCTGTGAATGCCGCTGCAAAAGCTCGCCTCAATCCATCCTCATCTCTCGAACAAAAAGTTGAAAACGTCAGCAAGAAGCTTGAACGCGCCAGTCAGCTCTTAAAAAGTATGACCGCACCTAAAAGCGTTGGGGGGTATACCCGCAGACGCCGCAATTAGGTCTTCTTATCACCCTCCTGAACCGGCTCCTCCGCAGCGGCGGGTGATCTAAGAGGTGGCGTCCCCCTAGAGAAATCAACATAGATGTTCTCAGGTTCAGCCTGAGATAGTAGTTGCGCGGTGCTCGGTCTTGAATTATCAAGCACTCTTCTCCGCTGGTCAAGAAGGGTGCGGTAATCAGCCTCCGATGCCTTAAATAAGCTTGAAGAATCGGGTTTCGTAAACTCAGGCTCTCTAGGCTGCGCCGCCGCCAACTTCTCTTCCAGTTCCGCCTTCAGCCGCTCGCTCGTGGCCGCAACAGCACTCGCAATCATCTTATCCAAGTCGGGAACAATCTCATTCTTGAGCGCCTTCTTCTTCTGGAGAAGCATCAGCGCAGCATCTGAGGTCATATTCTTGAGACGAGACTGTGTGCTGTCAAAAACACGAGTGCGGTCAAGACCGTGGCAGATATCGGGGCGGCGCAGCTTCTTATTATCTTCAAACTCCTTCTCGAAGGCTGCAATTACATTATCAGGAATTGCAGGACTCTGCTCAATGAGACGGTCAAGCTCGGCACGGCAAATCTTAAGGAAGTCCAGACTGTCCATGCGTTCAACAGGATTCAGAGCGAGTTCAACTGCAATTGCGCGCTGAAGTTTACCCCACGATACACCTGCAACACGATTTGATTCGCTCAGCTGCGCAAACCGTAAAAAATTATTCAGCGTCGTAAGAATGGCGGCGACTAAGCTGACGCCGCCAATACCGAAGTTGAGATATTTCTGTACGTCCTCATTTCCATCAGCAATGCTGCTGATACCAACGCTGGCCGTTCCAGTCAGAGTGGAAAGGATAATGACTGGAATTGTCATGAACATGTTCTTTCGGGTATAAATCTTCTCGGCCTTGTCGTGCATCCAGCGGTAGCAGCCGGCAATATCGGACCAGTCAGCCATAAGCTGGTCCTGTTCCTTGCTCCAGCCATTCAAGAAACGCTTCGGTGTTCCTGGTGTTGCAGGCGTGTCCCCCTTGGCACGATCCGCAGCGGGCGGCGGCGAAGGAGATCTGGACATTTCTCCTTACCGCTCAGATTTTTTTATTCCCCTGCAAAACTCCAGCCTTATATATACGTGCAGCAGCCTCTTCTGTCAGGACTTTGGGGTCAAGACCCTGCGGAATAGAGACAAACTTCGGCTTCGTCTTTGACTTCGCAGCAGGCTTCATCATCATATAGACTCCATACGGTCCCTTGCGGAATTCATATGGGCCGATCGTGTGGAGGAGGCTCTCGGACTTCGTCTTGAGTTTCGCAATCACCGCCTCAAGAGTCTCCCCCTCCACACAGGGAATTCTGGTGGTCCCCCATTGGAAATAGAATCCATATGGACCCTTCTTCTTTACAATGGGCGAGCCCTCGCACTCGCCAACTGTCTCCTCTGGATTCTTCTCATAGACGGGCTTCGGAGCCCTCGTTCCATTCTTTTTGAGGTCTTCCAGCTTATCCTTGTAAGAGGCCCATGTATCGCGACAGACACCCTTCCACTGCTCGGTGCCAGTGGCAATCATGTCAAGACGGTCCTCCATTCTCTTCGTAAATCCATAGTCGAAGAGCTGAGGGAACTCGCGGATACAGAAGTCGTGGACGGAAGTTCCAAGAGGGGTTGGGCTCAGCTTCTGCTTCTCGGCGCCGACCTTCTTCTTCTCGGAACAACGGAGCGGCGGCCACGAAGGCTTCTCTAGAATGTAGGACCTGAAGTCCACTTCAGTAGCAGGCTTGTCCTCCTTCTTCGCATATTCCTTATCCAAGACAGTGCCGACGAGAGAGGCGAAGGTGCTCGGACGACCGATGCCGCGACGCTCCAACTCTCTCACAAGTGTGGCCTCCGTATAACGGCCCGTCGGCTTCGTCACATGTGGATTGGCGGCGAGCGTCTTCCAGTTGAGTGCATCGCCGGTCTTGAGCTTGGTGGCCGCGGTCCACGCGCTAGCTGCTGAGTCGGCTTCGGAGGTCTCATCCTCATCATCAAGATTTACAGCTGCGAGACCAACCTTCTTCCAGCCTGGGAAGATACTCCGTTTCCAGATGGCCTGCCAGACGAACTCGCCAGGGTCGGCGAGTGCCTTGAAGAGGACAGTGTGTTCTTCGGACTGAGAGGGAGCCATCACGCTCTGAATTGTGCGCTGCCAGATGAGCTTGTAGACGCGGATGTCGGCAGGTGTCCATTCACCCATTGGAAGATCTGTGAGGTCCATGTGCGTAGGGCGGATGGCCTCGTGCGCATCTTGCGTCTTAACGGCAAGAGGTTGCGCGGCAACGGTTGCCTTACTCTTCTTTACAGACGCTTGCGCTTTTCCCACATACTCCGCACCAAACGTCGCCTTCACATACTCCTGTGCCTCTGCAGTCGCTTCCTCAGAGATATAGGTTGAGTCCGTCCTCATATACGTGATATGTCCTTGCTCATACAGCTTCTGCGCCGACTTCATTGTAGACTTCGGCTGATAGGAGAAGAGGGCGCTGGCCTCTTGTTGAAGAGTGCTGGTGATCAGCGGCTTAGGAGGCGCGGCCGTCCTCGGCGCCGTCTTCGTAGACAGGACTTCGCCGCGCGTGTCTGCATGGATGTTCTCCAGGAAATTCAGGGCGGATTCCTCATCCTCCAACTCATCATAGAGGGATGCTGGGAATGTAAGCCCTAGGCTACTTGCGGTCCAGACCCCTGAAATCCGCCAGCTAGTCTGCGCCGAGAACGTCGTAATCTCCCTCTCCCTATCCACAAGAAGACGTAGCGCAGGGGTTTGACAGCGGCCAGCCGAGAGACCAGGTCCAACGCACTTCCAGAGAATCGGGCTAATCGTGAAGCCGACCATCATATCCAAGACGGCCCTCGCCTGCTGTGCATCTACACGATTCATGTCAAGACGGCGCGGATTCGTAACAGCCTTCGTCACAGCATCCTTCGTGATCTCGTGGAAGACGGCGCGAGGCGTCTTTGCTGGGTCAAGACCTAGAAGGACGGCAACGCTATACGCGATGGCCTCGCCCTCACGGTCATCATCCGCCGCCAAATAGACAGTGTGGGCCGACTTGGCAGCCTCCTTGATACCCGACATCGCCTTACCCTTCTCCTTGATGAAGGTGTAGCGCGGCTGGAAATCTCTGTCAAGTCCGACCGCATCCACCGTCTCCTCTAGAGAACGGATATGCCCCATTGTAGCAATGACCTTCCATCCTGGGCCTAGGAAGCCCTGGATTTTGCCGCATTTTGCGGGAGATTCTACAATACAAAGCGAGTACATACCTACATATCGTGCAACATGTTTGTCAAATTTTTCTTACTCATCTTGCCACGACGCTTCTTAGTTCGCGTCTTCCTGGTGCGCTTCTGTTTACGGCGGCGGCCGCCACCACGCGCCGAAATCGCGTCAAGAAGGGGCTTGAAATCCGTCTGGTCCTGTGTAAAAGGTTCAAACCTGGGGAAGATGTGGATATAGTGGGCGGGCGGTATTTCAGCGAGGATTTTATGGTCCGGAATATCGTCAAAGAAGAAGACGCGGTTTGCCAAGTTATATGTGGATAGTCCTACTTCTTCCATCATATACTCAACATCTTTCAAGCGTTTCGGTGGATCATCTGAAGGAGTCCTCGATTCATGTGTTCTGTCCATAATATAATCAAAGACACGCGGCATATCTAATCTTGTTTTCAGTCTGTCATGAACATACTCAATGAACTTCTTGTCGGCGTTATTCGTGAGCATGAAAATCGCGTCAACATTGCCTCGCATCTTTGCATTGACTGCCGTTTCTAAGACAGCTACTGCATTTCTATTCAAATACAGTATGTCCTTTTCGGACTTGTTTTCTACATCAAAATAATTCCCTACTAGGGTATTATCCATGTCCCAGACGAGCACAAGTCCGGACATTCTATAATTATCTCTTATAATAATATATGGCGGCCGTTGACCCCCTTCTTACAAATGAAGATATAGAAGCGGCGGCTGGTGGCCCACAAATTAATATGGTAGCAGCACAAACGCGTATACGTCCTAAACTTCTGGCTGCACGTGAACTATTTTCTATGAATTATATTATAGATGCGAACAAGTATCCAACAGTCTACATAACAAGCGATATTCACGCGGATTATCGTAAGTTTATACAAATTCTTCAGGACGCTAATCTTATATCAAGAGATCTAGACCCTTATACTGAAGATATCTACAACCCTCGTATGATTACAGAGACAAGATGGATAGGGGGCCCTGGTATATTGGTTGTGCTTGTTGGCGATATTGTGGATGGTAGAAGAAAATTTGGGTGGTCTTATAGCGATGTTGACGATACAAGAGGTTCTTTTGAGTTTTTATTGCACGCCTTTTTACACAATATACGTATTCGCGCGCTTGCCGCCGAATCTAATGTAATATTCACAATCGGAAACCACGATCTGGAGAGCGTAATAGCGGTTGGTAACTTAATGACTAGTGGGTCGGGGACATTCTTATATGACACATATGTGCACGCCACGTCCAAGACGTTTTTTCTTGACCGCCCTGGAGTGAGAATGGGCGCCCTCTTACAATTTTACAGAAATTGCCCCTTTTATCTTCTTTCAATTCAAGACGGAGATAAACGAGAGGTTGCATGTGTTCACGGAGGATTACATGGACTTGCTGATTACTATGGCAAGCCAGTTGATTACACAGATAGTCTTATTCATATTCAAGAGGAAATTGCCAAAGGAGGTGATTTGGTTGCTAATACTCCAAAAATATGGTATGAAGATGATTTTCAGCGATCACCACTTGGAAGCCCGCTATGGACGCGTTTATATTCGACAACGAGTGGTGGTAGCTGTGATTTAGTAAACGCTCTGCCATATTCTTTAGTCGTCGTTGGCCACTGCCCCACACATAATCAGAGTCTAAGACATACAGAACTTATTGGGACACAGGCAAGATTTTCTGAATGTGACCACGGAGAGATAGGTGATAGTAGGCCAGGATGTATTCTCTTAGATTGTGACGGAGATGCCCACGACAAGGCGCCGAAACTTGCATTTGTAGATACTGCCTTATCAAAGTCTCAGAGGACGCCGCCAGGCTTTGCCCTAGTGCCCGATATTAATAATCGTATAAGAGGTGTGCAAGTTCTTCGCCTGCGTCATAGCCTTGACAATCAGATTAACGGAGCCTTTTATAATGTAATTGAAAAAGTCATGCAAGGAGTTCCCGAGCAGCTTTATGCAGAGCCTATTATCGAAGTCGCGAAGGGCGGTAGACGATCTACGCGCAAACGCAAGACATATCGCAAATTTGAATCTAAACGTTCCAAACGTAGAAGTAGAAAATGAGTGGCTGCCGCATTCTTGACGATAAGGACCTAGAAGATCAGGCTGTAAAACTAAATCGAGCCGACATGCGACTATGGCTCCCTGACACACTTGGTGAGACCCGAATATTTGATAGAGGTTTTATCAAGCCGTTTCCGAAGGCGTTTCAGGCAAGGACCTATCAAGAGGAGTATCCATCTCTGCCTGTATCAACGATCCAGACTGCTAGGCCTGTCTATAAGAATACAATGAGCCTTCTTGAGAGGGTTCGTGGTATTCTATCAACACCGAGTGTAGTTATAGCAATAGATAAGGGTGAGAAGGCCGCCGCGCCTTATGAGCCTCGCACTCCGCCTTATGGGTAACGTAACGACGTTATACAATATTAAGAGTTGCCCGCTCAATATCTGCCTGAGTAATTGCCAATCCAGTCAACGGGTTAGTTGGAAATTCACCGCGGTGAATCTTTTGTTGAAACCATTGTTCTATACCCTCTAATTTAAACATAAATGTATGCGGTGGTATCCCTTGTATGCGCTGAAGTATAACAATCTCTTCCCCATTTTGAAAATTATCATAAGATATCGAATTAACACCTATATTAGCGGCGCGTATATCAATGATGCCAATATGTCTCGCTGCCGCAATAGTAGGTATTTGCATTATGACTCCTCCATTATTCATTCTGTTTACATAATTCATAGCCTGCATCAATACGATACATATACCACCAAAAATAAGGTAGACAGAAGCCATTCCATATTGAATTCCAACCATTTCATCAAATCCGCGTTCACGTGCTGCGTCTCTTACAAGTTCAAGAACATCTGGAAGCATCATAATTAATCTAAAACCTGCGAGAATAACCGCTATTTGATAGAAATCTCTTCTCCTCTGGCCACCTACCATCTTGGCACGACGTGTGCTATTGCGGAGCTTTCTATTGTGCTTCCTTACACCCATATTAAAGATTTTTTTAATTGAAGGAATCAAAAGTAAAATCTCTTTTTTCGATGTCTTTTCCACACTCTCATAAATAGAGGAATCTCCACCTGGGTAAACAACATCCAAAACAGACCTTATAAATATGTCGGCGGCTTTATCGTCGCTCATATCTGAAATATTCGCATTAGCAATATTTATCATAATATCTATTGCTATTTCAAGAGTGTCATCAATATTATTTTTAGAAGGCTTTAAAGATTTCTTCATTGTGGAGCTTCTATTTTTTCTCATCTACTTAGATCCTATAAAATTAAGTCACGATGTTAGAACTTCGGAACAATATCAGGGTTACGCATAATAATAACTATAACAATCGCCATCATAGAAACATACAGCAGTAACTCGACGGCCTTTGATTTTTTAGCCATATACTCTATAAAAATATAGACTATGCCCCAGACAGAAATCCACCAAAGCTCTAAGAATGTCAAGGAGAGAAAAAGTTGTAACTTGTCCTCCATACTACCATATGAGCGACTTAAAAAATTTGGCATGAAATTAAGAAATGATAACAGTCCATCTTCAAGGTGGTCTTGGCAATCAGATATTTCAATATGCTGCCGCTCTCGCTGTTCGGAAGGTTCGAGGGGGGACCATCTGGTTCACTCAAGGCGAGCATGCGCATAACACAATGAGACGTGATTATGTCACCGAGTTATTTGTAGAGGGGAACCGGCATAGCACTGTGCGCCCAGCCGCAATTGCCCGCTACACACAATATAGCGCCTTTGAGCCGTGGATGCCCAACTGGTTTGGCTCGGCCGCGACAATCTATTTGGAAGGTTATTTCCAGTCGCTTCCTGAACTGGTGCCGATTCTGCCTGAATTGCGCGCGTCGCTTCTTCCCGCTCTTCACCGCTCTACAAGTATACAGCTTGATTCTACAATGAAAGGCACAGCCTTTGTTCATGTGCGGCGCGGGGACTATTTACTGAATCCGACCTATCACTGGATCCAACCCATATCTTACTACGAAAAAGGTATGTCACTTATACCGGCAGAGCGATGGCTCATCTTCTCAGACGATATTGTCTGGTGCAGACAACAGTCGTGTTTTCAGAAAGAGAATGTTGTGCTTTGTGATGAGCCGAATGAGCTCATTGCGCTCCACGTGATGAGCAGCTGCGGGGCAGGTGCCGTCATTTCCAACAGCTCATTCAGCTGGTGGGCCGCAGTATTGGGGGAGATAGCGCCAGTTGTATATCCGGACCTCTGGTGTGAACACCACAAGCCGAACTTGTTTCCTGAGACTTGGACCAGATTATCGTCTTCGCCATGACCACCGCCACCACCTCCACCCGCGCCACTGAAACCCCCTCTAAGAGGGTCGGTGAGGTCGGGACACCGCATCATGGTATGTTCAGCCTCTCCACACAACGAACAGCGAGTGTACATTTATGTCTACAATATCTAGACATAAATGTAGTCTCAAATTTAAAAATAAAATTGAACTCTCGTTGCTTTACAAGAAAATCTACCCATGAATCTCTTCATTCTCTCCGCAAACCCTGTGGAGGCTGCGCAAGCGCATGCAGACACACATGTTGTCAAAATGATTCTGGAGGCGTGCCAAATGCTTTATTCAGCGCACTGGACCTCTGCCCATCCTTCGCTTCTGGATAACAAGTCGGCGATTGGCATCAGCAAGGCGCAGAAGCTGCTGGATATTCCTGCTCACTTTGCTGATGCGCCAATCCGCAAGAATACCACTGAGAGAGGGTATCGGCCAGTCCATCTTCACCACCCATGTACTCGCTGGATCCGAGCCTCTGTTGAAAACTATATCTATGCGTGTCGTCTAGCGCTTGCGATTGGGAATGAATACAAATACCGATATGGAAAGGCCCATCTGTGTACCGAGCATGCCCTCTGGTTATTTGACCACGTGCCTGACCTTCCTTCCATCGGTCTACAACCATTCGCAATCGCGATGAAGGACGAATATAAGATTAGTGATGATGCCATAGAATGTTATCGTCACTATTATAGGACTTCAAAGGAGGAGAGGGGTCTCCTTCACTATACAAAAAGGGAGAAACCTAGTTTCCTCTAACAAATGCGCACCAGCCATTCCTGTCATCGGGCCGATCCACCAGAATCTTCCAGTCAGGTGATGCGAGAAGCTCCTCTCTCACTTTTTTACACTTGTTCATATTCGTATCATCACATATAATCATGCGCAAGGAAGAGCACTTGGTAACAAGCTCATTATACTCAAAATAAGTGGTGTATTCACCGCCATCCAAGAAGACAACGTCGAAGTCGCGGTCCTCCAAGAAGGAGCATGTGGCCAGATTCTCCATATCTACATCGTGCCAATGCTCAACGAGGCCTTCGAACATCATCTTGAGCTCGTCGGTGGATGGAATGGCGCTTGCTGGAACCACGGTGCTATTCAAAATCTGTATATAAGGATACTCTGTATAGTGCATAGCGGCCATCTCGCACTTCTCCTTGTTACACTCCAGGCTCTTGAAGACAAACGGACCAGCGCGCTCAAGAAATCCAAGATGGAAACAGCGTGTAGAGCCCATACCAGACCACGTGCCAATCTCAAGATACTTCGTATACTGCGTATCTTTCGCAACATTCATCAGAAAATCGCCAAGCGCGGTTCCTTGCGCAACTTGTCCCTCTCCATGCTTCCACGCATCCATAAACGGTGAGGCTTCTTGTGGGTCCCAGGCCATTGCTGCTTAGAATCGCTACTGCGTTTTATATGCCCTGTTAAATAGAATGGCAAAGGTGCTAGAGAAACATAAAAAATATAGGGATAAATACGGGTCAAATGAAATTTACTGGGGTCTCGGTATAGAAGAAGAGACCTATTTCCAGTTTACCAAACCCGTTCATGTTGCTACTCCCATTATTAGGTCATGTCACAAGGCGGAGAGATATAGTGTGAATTATTATACAACATATAAACCCGGTCATATGAAAGCGCTCGAGCACCTTTTTCCAGATGCGTCTGGATGTGTTCCACTTCCATTTTTCGTGAATGCACATTGTTTTACGAAGATGGATATAAGCGGTAATCACACAACAACATATGAAAAGATACCGTGTCCAAATCCGAAATTTTACGGGAAAACATTCCTCGACGAACTCCAGGCCTTTTCTCCCATGTTCAAAGATGATTATGAAGTTCACTACACGTTTGACGGTGACTCCATTGAGTTTATGACACTCGGATTTTATAAGATGAAGGCGGCCGATGTTATAGAGGAGCTTGTAAACTACAAAAAGAAGTTTCTTGGAGAGGTGAATCGCTTCTTAGGTGAGAAGGGGCGACACCGAGAGAAGGGCCTTCTAGAATATCCTCCGCGAAATCCTGGATTTGCTGTATTTTATAGTAATCCAGCTAATATAGTCATGTTTAATAATGGAACGTATCATATAAATCTAACTCTTCCTTCTATTCTTGGGCCGGCGTCGGCAGAGGGAGAACCGGCTCCACTGGCATTTCCAGACCTCTTCAAGATGCAGCACCGCCAGTGTATTCGGATGATTCAGTGGCTGGAACCCCTCTTGCTTGCAGTTTATGGAACTGCCGATCCACTGTCTGGATATTCGCGCCGATATACGAAGGCGTCGCAGCGATGCTGTGTGGCAAGATATATTGGCATTGGCACATATGATACGGAGACTATGACAGAGGGTAAGCTATTAACACTTGATGTGAAGAAAGTGAAGGGAAGTAGCTTGCCGTATTGGTGGTATACCAAGTATCACAAGACAAGTGGATACAACCCTCTAGAACAAATCGGCATGGATATCAATTACAGGAAACACTATAATCATGGAATTGAGATGCGGTTTTTTGACTGGTTTGCGGAGGACCGTTTGGGGGATCTTCTATCCTTTCTTGTGCACGCGTGCGAGGCCGCGCTTGAGAGGCCAGAGTCTGACCAGGCTGTCATGTCACAGACGTGGAATCAATTCGTCATTGATATCTTGAAAGACGGGGCGGCAACCTTTATCACAGAGGAGGTCGCGGGTATGTATGAGAAGCTTCTTGGTATTCAGCTAGTGGGTAAAAAGTTGACGGCGAACGATGCCTTTGCCTATATATTTAAAGAACTCAAACGCATTTATAAAAAAGGTGAATGTGTGAAGAGAATGTTATAAGTTATATATGCCAACACTGCTCGGCAAACTTAGATGGGGGCGATATATTTGAACATTTCATGCTCGAATATAAGGACCGTGCGAAGGCTCTGGCTAGTGCCAAGGCGTATGGGTGGTCAGAGACGAATAAAATACATTTCAATCGGTCTGTGATTGTTCAGCCCGATAAACAACCACAATATGAGATATGTCCAGACTGTAAGAAGATGTGGCCTTTCAAATTCTACCGGCGGCGAGTGTGACGGGCCTTCTTGTGTTTGCGACGGCGGCCGCCGACTAGCGTATTCTTATTCTTATTCTTGTTCTTGTTGACATTCGCAAGCGCATTGTTGTTGAGATTCATCGCACCATTGTTGACATTCGCAAGCGCATTGTTGTTGAGATTCATCGCACCATTGTTGACATTCGCAAGCACATTTCTGTTGGCATTCTTGTTAGCATTGTTGTTGGGGTTTGGCACATTCTTATTGGCATTGTTGAGATTCAGAGCGGCAGTATTGAGGCTCATGGCGTTATTGTTGAGCGAGTTCGTCTTCGCCGTGGCAAAGTTCGTCATGTTGTTCAACGTCAGTACCGGTTCATCCTCATCAAATGACATCGGCTCATTATTCAGCGAGAGCGTATTCTCGTTGAAGGAGGGAGGGGTGTTCATACTGGGCTCAAACGACGAGGGCATTGACATTGGTGGCATTGACATGGGTGACATTGTCTCTGACGGAAGCGTCGAAGACGCGCCAGTATTCCACTTGTATGAAATATTACCCTCCGTAACGTCGTAATCCTTCTTGAGGTGCTCCATCGTCCGCAGAATACCGGCCTTCATGAGCTCCAGATCGCGTTTCTTGTGCTCGTAACCCGGGTCAACAACCTTCTCGTCAATCGCCTTCGTGAGGTGATTCATTCCATTGACAACCTTGCTAGCATACATCCGCCGTAAATACGCATCCTCCATGGACGCGAGGTGGCCGACAGCCTCCATCTCGTGCTCATACCAATGCTTCACGCCGAACATAGGAATATTGTAACGACGCGTCCCGTTCATTCTATTTGGGGAAACTAAATTACTTGATACTATCAGATGCCGTGTCCTTATGCGAATGCACTCGGAATACCAGGACAAGGAATTCATGCCGCCCGTTTTCTCGGAATGGCTCTGAATGATTGGATATCAACAATCATTGGAGCGGTTCTTATTTCTTTGATTTTTCAGACGAATGTGTTCTTTAGCTTCCTCGGACTCTTCGTAGGAGGCGAGATTCTACATTATGTATTTGGGGTCAAGACTGCATTCTTAAAGGGTATTGGTTTGGAGCCTATCTGCGAATAACCTTTCTCGTGTTTGTATGTCTAGGCAGCTTACGCGTTTTCCGCCCACCTTTCCATCTGCGCGCACACAACCAACCACTACATTTCTGCCATGTTGTTTTAACTGGTGGTAGAGGCTGCCGAGCTGCGGCATGTGCCGCCGCCATCTGAGCTCTAAATCCCTCAAGTGCCCTTTTTGCCGTGCCTTCTGTGAATGCATTCCGTGCCTTTTTTATTTTGAGTCGTTGGGCGGGTGTATAGGCTCTGGATTTATTATTTATATAAAGATTCATACCACTATTATCCTCTGTAATACCGGAGTTTACCCCACTTGGAGTAGCCGAAGACCCCATAACACCCTGCCGCCCACGTCGAACTTTTCCTACACTTGTGCTACCCGAGACGTTTTCACTCAGTAAAAATAATTTCTGATCACGCTGACGTTTTCCTATAATATCCATGATACGAATACAGTTAGGAGTCATTCCCTTATAACATCCGTGTCCACCACATGAAGACATGAAGAAGATACCACCGGGGAAAGGTGACGGTGTCTCTGCTATTACCGCATTAATCACCTCTTCGGTATTTGTATCAGTATCTTCACCGCCACTTTGAAGTCTATGCATTAAAGCATGAAGTATCGCACCTCTAGCACGTGCGACGTCGGGCTCCATCTTGGGGTCATCTACATTAAATTTAAAGAAGCCGAAATTCTCATATAATGAGGTTTCTCGCATATTACGTGTGTTTTCACCCATACTAATGTATCGCATGTAGATGGAATCACCTGGTTTATAAAAAGTCAAATTTCTAAAAATACTTTTCTTTATTTCACTGCGTCCCGTCCCTTTTAAAAAATACTCCTTAAACTCTTTGCGATTTACACCTTGTGTAAGGTGTAATGTTGGATCGTCTGCATGTGTCATACAATTCTCTCCAATATCCGCCATTTCAAAAATATAAACGTTGGGTGGAACAATAAATTCACGCGGCTCAGCGCCCTCATCTATCTCATCTATATCGTATCCTCCGTGCGAAGAAACAAGATAGATTGGGTATGTATCTAAGAAACTCCAATCCATTCTATTTATCGTCGTGAGTTTTAAACCACCCTAAAGCCAATTATAACATAGTATCTTAGATGGAACGTGTTGGAGGTGATATTACAACACTGCTGGACCTCACCCCACGAGACCGCCAAGACAATGACCTCTTTCCGCTAAATACGGACCAGACATGGTTTACACGCGACCCTGACCGCCGTATTATTCCGAGCGTCCCCCTCATCGCAGATTTCCCCTTCCGAGGCCCCGCCACATTCGGCCAGCGCTTCACCTTTGACATTGGCTCCGTGCCCTGTGGAGACTTACTACTTGGTTGCGCAGTGCAGATTCGGTTGCCGCACTGGCTGGATGCGACTACACAGCTGTATGTGAGCTCAGGTCAATATGTATATACCGATCCTGCGACGGCATGGCTTTATGCGAACTCACTCGGTTCCGCCATTATTGAAAAGGCTGAGCTGGAGATTGACGGAAAGACGGTAGAAGAGATTGATGGCGATTTCATTAATGTGTGCGCCTCGCTCTTCACGGATCTAAATGAGCAGTTCGGAGTTGCGATTGACCATCTCGGCCGCTGCTCTATTCCGAAATTATTGGAGTGGAATCCGAATCGCATGTTCCCCACCGAAGATGGTGTGCTCCACTGCGTCCTTCCCTTCTTTTTCATGCGCACCAGACTCCGCGAGGCTCTTCCGATGATAGCCATCAAAGAGGGTTCGGCCAGAATCCATGTGACGCTGCGCCCTTTTGCGCAGTGTGTTCGTCAGAGGGGTGGCGCTCGCACCGCATGTGACTCGGTGCCACTCACTACGGAGATCACATTCCGCGACACTAGCTTTTCATATGACCAGTTCTTCACCGTTCAGACAGCGACAACAATACCCGACCTTACGAGTGTGCGTCTTGTGACATTCGGCTCCATTCTAGACGGGAAGATGCGTGATGCGATGCTCCGCCAGTCATTTGAAATTATTCACAGGGAGGTCCAGACCTTCTATTTCGCCGAGCCGCTCAAATACACCGTGTCCAAGAACAGCGCTGCAGATACGGTGCGAATTTCGCTGCCGCTTGAGGCGAACCACCCTCTAGAGGAGATTCTGTGGTTCGTCCGCCGCAAGGATGTTGCGGGGAACAACGAGTGGACGAATTATGGGAATGTTCTTGAGAAGGATTATGACGCGGTTTACAATCGGCCTGAGCCGCTGCTCGTGAATGCGGTTCTACAAGTGAATGGCGTGACGATATGCGATGCTGAAGAGGGATACTATCGTGAGTTGATCGCTCGTCACCATCGTGGAGGGATTGTCCCATATGAGAAGTTTATCTATGGCTATCCGTTTGCCCGCCATCCTGGCGACCACCAGCCCAGCGGGACGCTGAATGCGAGCCGCGTGCAGAGTCTGCGGCTTGTGCTGGAAGTGAAGGGAGGGCCAGAGTGGGAGGTGAAGGTCTTCTGCCTGGGGATTAACTGGCTGAGATTCCAGAATGGACTGGCGGGGTCTATTTTCGAGGATTAGGGTTCATAAAATTGAAAGTATACTTTGCTAGTATACGATTATAATAACAAATGAGTCTTGTTGAGAAATACAAAACAGAAGCTCAGGCCTTATCTGGGTGTTTACTAGGTTTTAAATCATTCTTCTCTCAGTTTAATGTCGTAGAATATAGTAAATTACTACCACCACAGTTGGTTAATAATCCCATTCTAGTATGGAATAAAAAACCACTTTCTAACGAATATGGTAAGATTGAGCCATTCTGTGAATTCATTGATGAACAACTGAAATGGGTTAATTTACCGCGCAGCGCTGGAGAACAACAACACTATAGTATGCGCACCGAATGTCAAAAAAGAATCAACTTCTTTGTGGCTGAACTACACGCCTTGGTTTCTAATGGCGGCATTGACGGTAAAGCACATTATTATCTAAGAGATATTCGTAGTTTAGCGTCTTTGTGTTTGAAAGTATAGCACGTGACAGCATTCATGGGTCTACCATATTATACCCCATACCTCACCGAGCGTTCCTCAATGTCCGAATACGACTCGCGTTGGATTCCCATCTTCGGATTCAGGACATACCACTTGGCCGACGGCTGGAGGCTCTTCCAGAAGATGTCGAGGCAGAAGCGCGGTTCCTTTTTGCCGCCTGTTTCAAAGCCCTCTTTGAGCTTCGCGGCACCTTCCTTGAAGTTGGCTAGAAGAGTTCGAGCATATGCTTTGCTAACACAATATCCCGCCGTTGTTTGTGCGTCCTGGACTTTGCGTAAGAAGGTGTGCTCTGTTTCTTCGGAGCGAAGAACATTCGCCGCGAGCATACAGACGTCGTAGGGAATCGTCAGAAGAGTCTTGAAGAGAGAGGCAACTTGCCACTGTCCCAAGACAAATGTGAAATCATCCTCTAGGATACAACATTCGCTGTGAGTGGACTCTAAGAAAGTCTCCAGTGCTTTGATGTGAGAAAGGGAGCAGCCGAGGGCGCCGCGTTTCGGCATGTGGGTGGCGGGGATTCGCGTGAAGTTCACAATATTGAGGCGAGCCATTTCGCCGAGGAACTCGCGGTTCCTGTCTTGGCGCTTATCAAGATTGATGTAGTAGACGTGGGGTGGGAGCGGCACGGGTTGGAAATATAGATATAAGAAGAGTGTGATAATGAATGCTGTAACGAGTAAAACTCCATACCCCATCTACCTAGAAGGAACAATCCACTATCTCACGGCGGATACGCCGCGATAGTTACATATAAGGAATAATCCAGTGACCATTTTTTTTCATCTTTAAAATTTTTGCATTGCCCACCATCCAGTTGTAATGAAGAACAAGAAAGTTGGCCGGCTGTGAATCTACAAAAACACCATTCGGATATAGATCTCGAGGAAGAGTATTATAAGGAATGGATGTCCCCTGTAATGTAGTATTTACCCATCGCTGGTCCTCAGGAGCGGCGGTCCAAACCGCCTTGTTTGTCACTTTGAATATCCCTCCGTCATGACCCGACCTCCACGCAATGAACCCTGTGCAGCAATTGCGGCAAGGTGCGCAACACGTGGTCTTCTGTTCATCGCATTGAAAGAGGAGCGGCGTCGTGTCCAACCGGGCTCTTATATCTGGAAGAAAATTGCCTTTTACGACAATATCACCATCTATATATACACACGTCTCAATGGTGTTCCGAGAGGCAAATGTATTCAAGATATCCAGCTTTACCAGGTTTATCTCTTGAAACGGTTTTGATCCGAACTGAAGAAGTTTACCAAGACTCTCGCGCTGAGCCTTTGAGTAGAGAATACACGGTATTCCTTCCATCTGAAAGAAACGATAGGAAGGGTGATCCGCACAAACAATAGCCAGTTTCCACGGGACTTTTGCGGCCTCTAGATGCCTATATAAATTCAATGTTAGAAACTTATAACCGGCTGTTGTTAATGTCCATACAAGACATCCTTCATATAAGAACTTGGTCGTATCCATCTTTGTTGAAACTGGTACTAGGGTTTATATCGGTCTAAGTAAAAGACCGCCATCTACAGAAGATGGTGGCCGCCCTCCTACGAAACCTAAACAGTGGAGTTCAAGACAGTCGGCTCCTCCCCGTCAAAGGCCAGCCTCGCATACAAATGTTCACGAAAGCGTTTATCCGTGCGGGCCGCTTCACTACTCAGTTCACGCGCCTGGACTTTGATACTCGGCCCGTCCTCGGCTCCTCAGCCACCATGACCCTTCCGCGCAAGGGCCAGCTGATTTCCCGCTTATACTTGGTGACGACTCTCCCCAACATCTCGGCGGCACAGCTTGCCGCACGGAAAGCGTGCGATGCATCAGGCTTCAAGTTCCTCGGTCCCACATTCGGCTGGACGAACTCCGTCGGTCACGCACTTCTTACGGAGGCCAGCATAGAGATTGGTGGAGCCCGTTGTGAACGTCTGGATGGCCGTCTCCTAGAGGTGCTGGACGAGTTCCACACGCCTTTTGAAAAGACGACGCTCATGAATTCGCTATTGCCCAGAAAGGATAATGGGTTCCGCGTGGGTGTCTTCGGCCTAGAGGATACACAGACGGTGGCGGTGACACCGCTTCCTTTCTGGTTCTCCAGTGGCGATAGCGGTGCGTTTCTACCGATTGACGCAATCCAGTCGGATGCTGTCACTTTGCGCGTGACCTTCGCAGCGCTAGGAAGTATGTTTGTGAGCTCGGCACAGCAGTCGCCGCCGACGCCGAATGCGAGTCTGGCTGGAGAGTCATATTTTCCTATGGCCGGCAGTCCCTTCTATTACTTAAATCCGCAGGGGGCTCCCGTCACAGGTCTAACTGGACCTGGTCTCACCGTGAAGGCCTCGCCAATCGGTGTGAAAATGCCAACTGTTCTACCGCTAGGAGACACATATGTCATGGCAGAATATATCTATCTGGATCGGCCCGAGGCCAACCGCTTCCGCATTGCAGATATCCAGATTCCAGTCCCCCAGCATTATCGGTTCGAGCCGCTGGATACCCAGCTGGCGACGAATGTTCGTTTTCCACTGAAAGTTCCGAATCCCACGCGCACACTCTTCTTCTATCTCCAGCGGTGGGAGGCTGCCCGCTACAATGCGCCCTTCTTGGCCACGCGGGACCTCTCTGGCCAGGATGTCAAGGTGGCTCCCTGGTGGCCCGATGCGTCGGGCCTCAATGTCTATGCTCTCGGCGACCTCAGCCCTGGATTCAGCACAAGAGAATCAGAACCTCTGTCCTCTCTTGCACTCATCTATGAAGGTAAACTCACTCGCTACTGGACGGATTCACCCTCTATGTTCCGCTCTCTGATTCCGTCGCTGGAAATGAGAAAGAGTCCGTGGGTGAATCGGTATATGTATACGCTCCCCTTTGACCTCCAGCACGGACATATCGCGGCATCTCTTGCGACAGGTGAGGCGAATCTGGATAAGATATTGAATATCGAGCTGGCACTAGAACTCCATCTGAATCGCGGCTCTGCGAATCCGAATGACGTCCCGCGTTATCAGGTCTATGTGTGGGCGGAGACGTATAATATTCTGCGCGTGTATGGTGGGCGGGCTGGGATGCTGTTTGGATATTAAGCGCGTCTGTTTTTGTGTTTACGTGTTTTGCGTCTGCGACCTCCAGATGCCTGTAAAGCTTCAAGACGCGCAACAGCATCAACAGAACGTTCAAGCGCCTCTTGTTCTGCATCAAGCATAACTCTGACATCTATCGAATCCTCTCCATATTCCAGAATAAGTCTAGGTAGTTCTTCATTTATACGCTGAACCATTTGCTGTGCTTCTGCTACTTCTAACATTGCTCTTACCTTTTCAAGTTCGACGGAATTCACGGGATTCGCATGCTCTAACGCATAAATCTGAGATTGAAGATTTGTTATTATGGGATTAAGATTATTCCTAGAATTTACCTCGTTGTTGAAATTCACCTCATCATTATCACCTTCGGCATTTAACATCGCTCGCGCCGCCTCTGCAGAGTTAATATGTCTTTGACGCCGTATTTCATTTTGCGCGGCTATGTGGCTATTCTGTAAAGCCCTCCGCTCCGCCGCCTTTTCATTAAGCCGCATTTGAAATGCGATATTCGCTGAAGTTATCGGTGCGGCCGCCGCCGCCGCCTGGGCTATGCGTATTTGATTTGCTCGTTCGGCGGCCTTTACCGCCACCCGATGATTATTTTTATTACGCCGCTGTCTAAGCGTCAATCGTTGATTAGCTCTGAATTTCATCTGTGCTTTTATAGCATTTGCGGGGCTTATCGGCTGCCACCCGTTTCCAAGTGGAAGATTGTATTCAATACTGCGTCCCGCCATTCTACCTTCTATTTATATTTTAATGGTGTATACCACGGGAATATGGTCGCTCAATAACATATCATCGTGATAGACCGTCTCAACATGCTGGATCCGCTCCCTGTCTCGTGAAAGACACAGAAGGTGATCCAAGTGCTCCTCCGTATCAGGAAACGTGGAATGTGTCTCTTGATCTACGCGGTGGAAGCACTTGAAGATACATGTATTCGCGTCACCGGCAATAAGAGGGAATTCACAGCGGGCAGCAGCGGCAAACAGTTGCTCCTCCTGTGCGTGGCGGGCCGCGTTGAAGTTCAGACGAATACAGCAGGCCTCCGTAATATCAGACTGCATATGCGTATTAATAACCTGAAACTCGTTCTTGCCATCACACACATTCACCGTAAAGAAGCCCTTCTTCACGACTACGTCGGCGCCTGATACACTAGTAAATGCCTCAAATTTGGGATTTGAGAGCACATGAAACTTGGGATGTAGAAGAGTCAAGAGGCCGCTCCCATTCTCAAGGCCAGCTATATAGCCGCCATAAATACGATCATTCGGCGCCAAAAACGTCCAATCCTCTTCGGCCGCCGCGTTCCAAAAGAGCTTTCTATGCTCCTTTGAAAAAACCTCCTGAAGACAGATGATTTCTGCTCCTGACTTATTGAAAATCCAATCAATCATGGCAGGAACATTTATTTTACACCACGGAAGCCCGTGGATATTATATGTGAGAAGTCTCATCTATCTGACTTTAGTTCGCGTATTTTAAACCACCACGACCCTTCTCAAAGGTCGCGATAGCCCATGAATCCACAATGACGCGCATCTCAGTGGATTTCTGACCAGAGACGGGGTCAACGGGGACGTTCGCGAGGTCAGTATAGATGGTCGGCCTGTCCGCCGTCGTAAAGTTTATGGCACCCTCGGGCTGGTGCTGGTAAGGTCCTTCGCGACCACGCAAGTCGCCGAGGTCCCAGTTCATTGTGCCGAGTCCAGGGCCAGGGTCGCGCTCCTCCTTGGCGAGATGCTGGAGCTTATTCCAGAGGAGTGGCGTGTTCAGCGGTTCGCGGTCGCGCGCTGCAATGATGAGAGAGACATTGTTATAATATTCAGTCCCGTCATCCTGCGTCATCTTCGTGTATTTGTTGGCACGTAGATCGGCGGTTTTGTGAAACCAGAAGAGGAGTCTGCCAGCGGGGTGTGTGGCGTCGACACGCCGAGTTCCGTTCGCGACTGCGCCTCTTGTGAGGGGTTCATAGTCCTTCGCGCCATATGTGAATGTGTTCTCGTAGAGGCGAGAGAAGGGGATTTCTAGAGAGGAGCGTGTGATTCTCTCGCGAGTATCAGGGTCCACATAGATATGGCGAGTTTCTAATTGGAGAGTGATAGGTGCGATGGCAGTGCGCTGGAGAGTTGTAAAGTCGCCTAGGTCGCTGCGTCCCCACGGCACAGGCTTCGGCCTGGAATCGCTCGCTTCCACGAGGTCCTCAAGACGACGTAGGGTGACACGCAGCTTGTAGGTCTGCGCCCTTGCCGCAATACTGGGAAATCCTCCATCGTCTGGGTGCTGACATCCAAGAAGAGGTAGGTGGAGGCGCAGGCGACCGGGTGTCGCAGCCCGTCCTATCTCCAGAGCCGAACCAGAATGAACACCGGTGATTTTATTCTCCAGGAAGGCCGAGCTCAGAGAGCCGCGTGCTCTGCTCGCAGCGTAGAGCGCATCACCGGTGAACTCCTGGAGAAGAAGCTGGTCCTGGTAAATCTGAATTTTGCTGAAGAGGAAATAGCCAATTCCGTTCGTGTAGCCATAACTGACTCCGTCGGCATCGGTGATCACGGACTTCGGGTTGGAGGCTGCGACCTGGGGCGGAAGCCAGCTCGGCAAGTCAACTACGAGAGTCGGATCCACGAAGACTTCTCCTGCGGCCTCAAACTCAAACTCGCACGTCCGACCGAAGTCGGCGCCATTCAGCGGCGGGATACGGCGGAGTTCATGAAGCTGTGCAGGGACTGGATTATATCGGTTATCATACGGCGAGACCGATGAGAAGTCGTCGTTGAAAAAATACACGTCTTTGTTCCCTCTGGCCAGAAGTTCGTATAAGGCTCCTTCATTTGTAATGCCGCTGCGCATGGCCATTCCTCGCTCTTCTTGCTCTTGGTATTATCTTTAGACAGGGGAGACAAAGAAGGGATGGAATTCAATGAGTTCTTCGTATTGATGGAGAGAGGCAACATTCTATGCATCTATTCATCACTGCATGGAGTTTTGACGTGGCGGCCTAAGTTTGCATTGAAGGGGCCGCTGGAGATTCACAGAGTTAAGCGGCTGGACGGAGAGTTCAAAACTCAGATTATCACGACGAGCCCCGAGGCTTTTGAGCCTTTAACACCATTTCGGCAGCCTTATCCGCCGTTCGTGGAAGAGTAAGATAAGCCGTCCGCTTGTATGTGCGCATTTCAATGACGTGGGTCGCAGCCTCCCCTGTCTTAATCCACTCATCTAGGTGTGCCTTCGTCTGCGAATAGGCGTCATTTGTATCAGAAATTCCATTGTTGAGGAGACCCTTTAGAAGATTCACGGTCTCCTTGATACGGTCGTATTTGGTTTTTTCCATCTAAATACTATATCTTATTGTATTTAGATATGCCAAACATTTATTTCGCCCGTAACGGGCGACTTGGTAACAATATTATACAATATATGGCGGCCAAAATTATTTCTAGAGTGTTCGGACATACTCTCGTTGACTACAAATCTATGCTTACTAATTCCTATATAATCAATGATACAAAAGAGGGACAGTATTCCTTTTCGTGGGACTGGTTTTGCGAGTCTGTAATAGAAGAGAGTGGCTGGCTTCTTGACCATCCTCTCAAAAAAAGAGATATCTATCTCAACGGATATTTTCAGACGGCAGAAATCTATCTCTATATGCGTCCCTGGCTCCGCTCTCTGTTTACCCTCGATAACAAAGAGTTGATACGGTATGGTCTGCGAGTGTGCGACCTGATGGCCGCGGAAGGTGTAGATACATGCGGTCTCGTTGTCCATCTCCGCCTTGACGATTTCCAGGCGGCGAAACAGGTCATCCATCCTCGGGTCTACCTGGAAGAACTTCGGAGACGGTCTGATCCAATCACACTTGTTCTGCAGAAACCAACGAAGCAAGAAGAGGGACTCTATCTTGCGATGTTCGAGGCTCTGCGACCGACCGTCATTTCGTCAAGTGTTCTGGAGGACCATGCTACACTTAGACGCGCCAAGAAGCTAATGACATCAAACAGCACATTCGCATGGACGGCGGCCTTCTTAGGAGACGCATACGAGCGCTTCATTATGCCACTGACAGGAGACCTCCAGAGATTGGTGCATATAAGCCCGTCGGATACTCTCATGAATATTGAATATATAGATATGGATACATACAAACTTCCTGAGCATCCTATACCCTTCTCTGGAGAAGATCTACAAGGACTATGTGACTATACGATTATTAATAAAGAGAAGAAAGACTATCACAAGGAACTCGATATGTGTGTGGACCCCTCTAGACAACTCTTTTTAGATACGAAGTGGAGTGTGCCTAAATCGGTGGGAGCAATTGCTATCTATGCCGATCTCGTTGAGGAATCTGTTGATACTATTTGCTCATATTTTGAGTCTGTCCGCCTACTTATTATCCATAATGGCGACACCGAGCCGTCTGGAACCATCATGAATATCTTTCTAGAGGCGTATCCGAGGGCCCATATTTATGCGCAGAATAATGTAATATCGCATCCTCGTATTCACTCTCTGCCGATGGGAATTCAGAACCGAATGTGGCGCCAACTAAGCGCAGCACACATGCCCCCCATGGAAAAGAAGAATCTTGTGACCGCAACTAATTTTGGAAATACACATCCGAGCAGGGCGGTGCTGATGAAGACCCTGGAACGGGCGCCTTTCCCTGGTCTTTTTATGCCCCCTCGCTGCTCACAAGAGGAGTATTTATGTTATCTAGCTGAAAGCATGTATTCACTGTGCCCTCCAGGGAATGCGCATGATACGCATCGCCTGTGGGAGAGTCTATATTGTGGTGCTCGTCCGATTGTTTTGCGAACACCCTTCATTCAGCGGCTTCTGGAAACGTGTCCTGGATTTAAGCTTCATATTCTTGACACGTTTGATGTTGTTGAGCCGCCGACCCCACTTGAAAGGGGTGATGCGCGCCTTTTCTATTTATATATTGAGTATTGGAGAGAGTTATTCAGGAGTTATCTCCATGAATGAATGGCGACCATATCCGCAGTGGATGCGTTAATCTCGTTAAGAGTGGAGAGATTGTCAATAATAAGAAGGCGCATTAGATAGTCGTTGGGAAAATAGGTAAAGAAGTAGTTAAAAAGGATTTCATACTCAGACATACCAGACCCCCCGTGATCCGACGCATCTACAAGCTCAAGCATGGCAATCCACGCAGGCTTTTTGTGAATCCGCTCTACGTGGTTTATAAATGCGATTAAATGGTCGCGCCGAGTCATCATATGGTGGCAGACACCTGAATAGGGATGGACTCGCACAAGCCCAGGTATGAGCTTAGCCATATGAGTGAAATAGGGTGCGTTATATTCATCGTTGGGTGCAAGAAACGTCTTTCCATCGGCAGTAAAAAAGTTCACCGGCTTTCTGATAATGACATCTGAATCTAGGATGAGCACGTGGGATGCCGATGTCGGTAGATAGTCATATAGACACAGTTTAATTAACTGCTGATAATACCATCCTATACGCCTCGTGTCTGTTATATATCTGCAAACGTCTTCCTTTTTAAAAGGAAGTCGCGCCTCGGAAAACCAGGTGACACCATCAACCTCTGGATCCTCTGCAGACACCACGTAGATAGTCCTCGCACCAACAGCATATTGCTTAATGCTTTCAACGCAGAACGGTAAAATTGAACAATCCTTTTTGTGATACGCGATTAACACATCGTAGGACATTAAGAACTCGCTCTGAGTCTAACCATGGCCTGCCCCTTTATACTGATTCACATGGGCCCGATATTTCCCGAGCATGTGAATACGTGCATTGGGCAGATTCGGAAGTGGAATCCTGGTGCGCGTATTGTGTTTGTCGCAGATGAGGCTCACAGGGAGAAGGTGAGTGGGTGCGAATTTGTTCCACTCGAGTCTGTGCAGCGTGGAGTGAAGCGCGTGACATTTCAGGAGCGCTGCATCTTAGACTCCAACTTCCGCGGCGGTTTCTGGAAGTATAGCACGGAGCGGCTGTTCGTTCTGGAGGACTATCTTCAGCAGAGCGGCATTTCCGAGTGCATCCATCTTGAGAATGACAATATGATCTACTTCGATGCCCTGCAGATGCTGCCTACGCTGAGAAACGAGTATACTGGGCTCGCTGCCCCCTATCTTGGACGAGGGGAACTGACCTTCGGCATTCTGTATGTAAAGAACACACTGGCGCTTCACGACATGAATGTGTTCATCCTCGGACTTTCACACACGGGGGATAATGAGATGAGGCTGGGCTGCCGTTTCTTCCTGATGAACCGCGAGGAGGCCGATTTCCTACCGACAGTCTCAAATGAGTGCGAGATTCGCGATAGTGACTATGTCTTCGCAACTGCACACGGAGAGGCGTTCCGCGGAGTCTGGGATGCTGCGGCATATGGACAGTATCTTGGAGGGATTGATGAGCGGAATGGGGCTGGGCGTCAGGTCGGCTTCGTGAACGAGACGTGCGCCTTTCGCACAGACCAATTTGAGTTTACGTGGGCTTTGTCTGCTTCAGGGGACGGTGATGGGCTCAAATATCCTCGAGCTCATCGCCATGGACATTCTTGGCCCATCTACGTGCTTCATGTTCACAGCAAGCAGCTGCAGGAGTTTGTTTCATGATAACTTCTGTGAATTTACAATATAAGAAATCGTAGTTGTGCTACACCCATTCGCATAATACTTTCCAAGAGCAAGATCATCGCGCTGGGCAAAATCTGTATAATTTATTTTTACTGTGCCGGCACCAGTAGCGCCGCAGCTGCTAATATTTGCCCTCGGTTGCGTGCTCATCAAGTTATTAAGAAGATAGTTGTATCTCGTCTGCGACTGGATTTTGCGAAGTATGTCACTAGCGTCTCCCATCTAAACTCCGCAAACATTTTTACAAAGAGATGTGTGGCATTTGGGCATACCTTGGCCTCTGCAACGAGGTGATTGATAATCCAGATCGGTGTATAAAACAGCTCAAGCCGCGGGGGCCCGAACAGATGGTCCGTGTTGATATGAGCGGCGTCATTCTCGGATTTGCCCGTCTCGCGATCAATGGGCTGAATCCCGACGGTATGCAGCCAATGCGGGATGAGCGTCTTATCTGGATGTGTAACGGCGAGATTTACAACTGGCAGCAACTGGCGGAGACCTATGGTATTGAGACTCGGTCGGGAAGTGACTGCGAAGTGCTGGGGCCGCTGTATCAGAAGATTGTGATAGATGGTGGTGCGACGCCCGATGTCTTCTTCAGACTACTGGATGGTGTCTTTGCTATGGTGATTGTCGATAAGATTGCGAGGACAATAACAGTAGGTCGCGATCCTTATGGTGTTCGTCCTCTCTTTATGGGGCAGCGGCTCGGACTTACGAATGCGCGTCAGGTATATACGTCGGGGCTCCTCTTTTCCAGCGAGATTAAGGGTATGTGGCCAGTCGTCCAGTCGTCTCTACAGTTTCCGCCTGGCACGTGCCAGACGTATACTACAGAGACATTTCAGTGCACGTATACCGCGAAGTTCCATCACATCCAGAATCTAAAAAACCCGCTGTATTCGCCGGTTGAGCCGACGGGTCTGGAGATGGCATGTGCGGGTCTGAGGACGGCGCTTGTGAGTGCTGTGCGGAAGCGGATGCTTGCGGAGCGGCCGGTTGCGGCCCTTCTGAGCGGTGGCGTGGATAGCAGTCTGATTGCGTCGCTTGTCGCCAAAGAGATGCGGGATGTCGGTGGCCCGAAGCTGAAGACGTTTAGCGTGGGCATGCTCGGTTCCCAGGACCTTCTATATGCTCGAAAGGTGGCGGACTGGATTGATTCGGACCACCACGAGATTGTGCTGGAGCCGCGCGACTTTCTTAATGCGATTCCCGAGGTGATTAAGACGATTGAGTCATTTGACACGACGACTGTGCGCGCGTCGGTGGGGAACTGGCTGGTGGCGCGGGAGGTGGCGCGGCAGTCGGACTGTAAGGTCGTCTTTAATGGAGATGGAAGTGACGAGGTCTTCGGGTCGTATCTGTATTTCTATAATGCGCCGCACGATTCGGGATATGAAGAGGAGGTGAGCCGTCTTCTTGGGGAGATTCACTCATTCGACGTGCTGCGCTCGGATCGGACGATTAGCTGTCATGGACTGGAGCCGCGCACGCCGTTTCTGGACAAGCAGTTTGTCAATGTGGCGCGCTCCATTGCGACGGAGTGGCTGCGGCCTCAGAAGAATGGGCTGTGCGAGAAGTGGATTCTGCGGCGGGCCTTTGACGACGGCGTGACGCTGCCGCATGAGGTTCTGTGGCGGCGGAAGGAGGCGTTCAGCGATGGCGTGAGCCCGACGGAGAAGAGTTGGTCGCAGCTGATCGCGGAGTATGTGGAGAACTATGTGCCTGTTCGGTGGAGAGAGGATGCCGAACAAAAATATCCCAATCTGACGCCGACGACAGCTGAGCAGTTTTTTTATCGTTTTCATTTTGAGGCTAATTATGGTAAGGCGTCATCACACTCAGTAATTCCGCATTTCTGGATGCCGAAGTGGTCGCCTGGTGTGACGGATCCGTCAGCTAGGGCTTTGGCAATTTATTAGATGATGAATCCCATGTCCCTCACATAAGGGGCCTTCGTCACATGGGGAGGAGGGGGCGGAGGGGGAGGGAGCGGAGGAGGGGAGAGGGCCCTCTCGGGCTCCGAGATAGGGAGGACCTTCTCAGGCTCGGGAGGGAGGGTAGCGACCTGCTCTTGCTCCTGCTCTTGCTCCTGCTCCACTACAGCCTCCGTATCCGCCTCAACATCTGCTGAATGAACAGAGGTGTTACGATCACAGACAAGCTTGTGACCCGCCTTCCAATCTGCTCGCTGACAAGTTGTATCACAGTAGTAAACAAGTCCGCATCCAGCACAGAGACCAGCACCGTTTAGGTTCGTGATCTCCGTGCCGCACTGCTCACTTCCACAGTAGTGGACATCTTGAGCAGGGGGCTGGGCATCCTCCTGCTCTGCCTCCTCTTCCTCTTCCTCTTCCTCTTCCTCTTCCTCTTCCTCTTCCTCTTCCTCGGCCTCTTCCTCTGCATACTCGTCCTCAATATCCGCAAGGAGCTCCATCTCCTTCCGCTGCCGCTCAAGATCCGCAATGCGTCTCGTGATAATACCAACGATATTACAGAGGGAGAGAAGAAGAAGAACGGCGCCCGTATTCTGCTGTCCCACAATCATATACCCGCAACCGCTCGCCAGGAGCAACACAGCATTCACGCTAAGAATATCATAATGCTGATACATTTTTGACTTGTTGATTTTTGGGTGAGGCGAAGCTTCAAATTTAGGCTGGGTTTGGCGCTAAAATTGAAGTTGGTTCTTTAAGAGGGGGTGGTTACACATAGTATGGAACGCTGTTATGGACGAGCTATTAATAACTTCAAGCGGGGCCTCTTTCAAGGGGGGATTGTGAAAACAACAAAGAAGCCACTTGGTTACTATCATGAACTCCGCTGCGATAAGACAGTGACATCAGGCAAGTTGTGTGAGAGGTGTATTGACAGACGAATTACTGAACATGACGATACTAAGAAACTTGGTGGAAATCTCACAATCCTCTGGCACGGACTTGTAACAGAGCCCATTACAAGTGATTGCATCTTTGGAGGTCCTGGATTTCTAGCAAACGCTAAGGAGTATGGAATCTCTCAAGAGAACTTGCAGTTGGGACTCGTTGCACATGCTGCCGCAGTAGCTGGGCTAAACGGAGTTCCACCTCTTCCTGATATGAGCACGATGGTCAAGGAGGGTCTTACACCAGTTATTGTAAAGAAGACAAAGGTTCCAAAGACGAAGAAGGGAGAGGTGTCTGAGCCATTTCCTGCTCCTGTCCAAGAGCCGGCGCCAGCTAAGAAGATTAAAGTGAAGCTTGTGGCCGCCCTGGTGCCATCCAATGACGTTCGTTCGTATCTTGGAGATGCCCCAGCTGTAGAGCCACCTCTCGTGGTCGCACCACCGCTAGCCACGAAAGAGAAGACAGTTCGGAAGAAGAAGACGGTGGCAGATGCAGCCGCGCCGCCCCCACCGCCGATCGCAATCCTCTCCGAGGAGAAGCCAGTAGACGTAGAGGATGTGGAGACAATCGACGTCATCTCTAGAGAGCTGAACGGGACGAACTATTATTTGGATACACGCAAGAACAAGGTCTATAATCCAAAGAATGGCTCGTATGTAGGTCGGTGGGACTCGGGTATACAGAAGCTTGTCACGACGATTCCTGACTCGGACGCGGAGTAACATCGTTATATATACAAAAATAGAATCGAGTCGCAAATGGCTTTTAATCCTGTCACGATTTCATCTTTATAGGGGCAATCGCATACAAGTATGGTAGCAGTGCTGTAGTTGATACTTCGCGGGTTATATACAAGTTTGTCGGTTCCATATAATTTTTTATTATGTCTCTGTGAGTTATTATCTAAAAACCCAATAACATTTATCTTATCGCGCAGAAAATAATAAACAAACTGCCCATATATTCCAGACGGAATGATATAAGTATTTGGCGGTAATACAGTATTTCGTATACTGGCCACCTTATCTATGTATATATCTTTATACAGTTGTATATTTGTTGATGGAATATCGAGCGGAACAGTTGTAAAATCCAACACAAACTTGAACATGAGTGATGTAAAGTCGCCACTGTATATAAAATAATTCTCACATTTATAGTTGTATAAAGAAAACATATACACGATATAATCAAATCCGCAATAAAATGTATGTTGTGAGTTAATTATATTAGGCGACTTTTTGGAAAGAAGATCATCAAAATTAGGAATAGATATAAACACAGATGAAACGCCCGCCGCCTTGATATTTTTAATAAATGTATTCGGCGAATTCAAATGTTCAAACACGTGAGACAGTATTATTGTATTTATTCCAGAAAAATCAAACATCTCGCAATTGCCATTAATATACTTAATCTCAGTAGGAAGCTCTGCATGTCTATACATATCCAATACGGTGTAGTCGATGGTCCTCTCTTTTGACAATATTGTATACATGTCTCCTTTGTTTGCACCAACCTCCAAAAAAGATGTTTCGGTTGTATTTGCAAGAATAAATTTACCAAGACTATTGTTATGGTGTAACCATGTTGAACTGAAGGTGGAATTCATGTAGATATCAGAATACAAAATGGCCGGATCAACTATGTTTTGAACTTGTAAACAGTTGCATTGTTTACACGCTACGAGATTAAACTCATAATAGTCGTCGATGACCGAATCGTTTGAGATTGCCATAATAGGAAACTCTGAAAATGAGTTAATAGGTTCAAACTCTGAACTCTTACAAATCACACACATACATCGTATTAACTTAATACGTTCTTTAAACAGAGCTATATCAACGGAAAAGGGTGTACGATGCACCCCCTTTGAAAATATTTCTACTGTATTCTTGCGCTCGTTCATTAACCGTTTTATTGCCTGATAAACGGGCGAATAATTATTAATATAGTCAACCGCGTCATTTATAATTATAATATGAGAGTTAGATGCTATGAGTCCAGCATTTATGACGAACGCGGACCCCATTTCCACAATAATCGTCTTTGATTTGAGAACAACTTCAAATTGAGGTTTAAAAGACGAAAAACGATCAACCTCTACAGTATGTACTCCTTTGTCTGTTAACAAGCTCCGAAATTCATTCATATTTATAAAGGTCCGAAAGTTGTGTGAATAATTTTCTTTACTAGACCTTGCTATATATGATACTGGGATTGATTTTATACTATCAGATTCTACATAGTGCTTTCTAAACCGATTTATATACTCGTAAAACAATTCATTGTCGGTCGAAAAATTAAATACATAAAAGAAGTTAGGAACATACATCATATAGCCTGGTTCAATCGGAACCACATACTGGTTTTGCCAAGATGGCCCATCGCTTACCATATTTCTGCTATATTTTATATCTGACTCTAAAAATCCAAAATCGGACAGTATAGATGTCTTATATTGTTTAGATTCGCGTAAAAGAATCTTAAACGGTATCTTTGATTCTTTTTGTAGATCTTTGATGTGCGGCAAAAAAACAGCACATTCTATTATCCAATGGCCAACAGACTCTCCTTCTACCGTATCTAATGAGATATATATAAACTCTGCGGGTATATCCGACTGTAAAGTATTTACTATACGCATTCTATTATACCGTGATAACTTTAAAATAAAGAAGCTCATGAGCTTCTTTATTTTAAAGTTTTATCACTCTAATGGTCGTAGGACATTAATTTTAAGGAAGCTATAGCTTCCTTAAAATTAAGTCACGACGTTACGTGATTTATATTAAGGGCCTTCCAACTCGCGGGGAACTTCGCCGCCATGATCTCCGAAACTGCCGCCGCATACTCGCGGATTTCTTTTTGCGCATGCGGGTCGAGGCGGAGTGAACAAAGACGAGCATATGCTGAGAGGGACGCGGTCTCAATAAACTCCGTATACATTGACTGGGGGAGGACACCGCGCGCAACCTCAGGGGCAACTCCCTCCTTCAGAAGGAAGTTGTAGAACGATACCGCACCATCTGTGAAATTCTGAATTTCCTTGACAATGCGGTCATTCTCGGGAATTGCCTCATCCTTGGACCCCTGCTTCTTGTTTTCGTCGCGTGCGCGGAGAGTCGTCGGAATCCAGCACTCGGGCTCATCATCCACATAGCGGCGGCTCACTTCATTGCGGGCGAAACCGACCGTGTGACGGAACCACTCGCGCGCCACGAAAATCGGCATCTTCAGACGAAAGCGGGCCATAGGGTGGAAGAAGGGACTGTTGTGGCCGTGGTTGGCGAGATAGGCGATTAGCTTCTCATCGCGAGTCTCCATTGTGGTGCTCTCCTTCGCGAAGGACACACGTGCGGCATTGACGACTGTGAGGTCATCCCCAAAGACGTCAAGGCATTCTACAAAACCGGCATTACCGATCGTATGCATCTTATCTACGTTGCTTATGCGTTTTCTTCTTAAGCGATTTACGAGCCTTTTTTCTAGAGCCGCCCCTTGGGCTCGTAAGCATAGACGGTGTCAGTGACGGTGACGGTGTCGGCGTCGGTGTCGGTGTCGGTGACGAAGGCGGTGACGGAGGCGGCACACGAATGTAAGGCATCGGCGCACCACTCGCATTCGTCGTGAACTTATTTGTGCGGACGAGGGGAACTACAGGGGCCGTTTTCGAAAAGAAGGAACCCATCTACTGTCATGTGACATAAAAATTTTTTAGTCACGCCGTTAAGCGAGCAGCTTTTGCGTGAGAGCCCACATGCCATCGCAGCTGCAGTTCTCGGCCCACCATGCGCGGCCCGCTGCCGACATCTTCGCCCACGTCTCCTCATCCGTCGTAGTCGCAATACGCCGCGCCTCCTCGGGCGTCTCCGCCACAAAGTAATGCTCCCCCTTGACGGGCGGATTTGCATACCCACCAATATCCACGTCGGGGCTCACAATCGGAACGCAGCCCATCGCCATACACTCCACCTCGCGGTGGCACTTCCAGCCATACCCAGGAAGACACAGGCCGAACTTCGCCTCGGTTAGTTTTTCTAGATACTCGCGCTGGGAAAAGGGATAGGCCTTGTCGCCACCAACCGGCATAACAAACTCGCTGCACGCGGAGGCCCAGTTGAGTGGGCGCCGCTTCTTCTGCGTCGCATTCTCAATACGGCCATACAAGACAAGGCTCTGAGGACGCTCGGCGAAGGGGCGCGACACAGCTGGCGTCATTGACATCTCTTCTACGATGGCGGGGCGACGCGGCCAGAAAGACCATGACTTTGCTGTGGAGCCAGGAGGAGGCGCAGGATTTCCAAACAACGCCTTCTTATACTTGCGCTCTTCGGGTGGCGACTGCTCCAGCCACTCGTAGGTAGGCCGGTCATAAAGCAGCGTATTGCCGATTCCGTGGAGCCAGATGTGGTGTGCGTGCTTGTCCTCCACAATCTTCACATAACCCTTCACCATCCACATACGCGCAAGCTCGCGGAAGCTATCGCCCGCATGTCCGAAGAACGAGCCCTCTGGCTGCTCAGGCAGAATGAGAAGCGGCTTCGTATTAACAGGGGCTTTTACAGGCTCGGTAATCGTCATCGCTTTGAGAACCGTGTCTACAAGGTGAGGTCCAACTTTACGCGGGCAAATACAGAGAGAATGGCGGATCTCGGCGGCGGCGGCCAGATGAAGACAATCCGCATTCGGCTCCATCTCGTTCTGAATCTCCACAATCTGGGCGCCCTTCGGCAGAATCCACGACCAGCCCCAGCGCGTGATGGAGTCGTTGCCGCCGCCCCCAGTAATAAGGAGGCTCGCGCCTGACAGATGGATAACAATGGACTCGGTCGCGGGCCAGATAACGCGCACATCATATCCTACCAGCTTCTCCTCCAGCTCGTTGATGAACTCGCGCGTGCAATAGACCTCATCGTAGAAGACAACGCAGCGCTTTTCGCTGGTGGATGGTGTGGCCGACCATCCATTCAAGGCTTCACGCAACGCTGCGACACCGCTGCGCGTAACGGTGTTTGTATCTGATGGAAGCATGATATACCCCTTCTTACAGAAGACCTGGATTGACTCGTCGCGAGGAAGGACCGGCACCTCGCGCTGCTTCCAGTTGAACATCTGGAGGGCATTCAAGAAGGGCTTCTCGCGCGGCGACCAGAACTCACCCTTCCCTCCCGCCTTCTCGCGCAACTGAAGAATATTTGCGAGATACAAGAGCACATATGAGGCTGCACTCTTTACGAACTCATCAGGAAGAGGTGCGATGAGCCCGACGTCCACCACCAGACTGGGACTGAGACCAGAAATGTGGCTCTTGTTCCACGCCTCGCTGCCTGCCTTTGACTTGCCAACATAGAGGCTGGAATAGGTATACGCAAGACCGGTTGGCGTCTGGAAGACCTCGTCGACTTCATAGAGGGGTATCGGTTCAGGTGTGAATATGTTTGTCCCGTCGGCTGTCAGTTTATACTTTTCGCCACGCGACACCATTGTGACGAACGTCTTCAGATGCGTCGGATTCGGGCCAAGGATGGGGCGAGCAAAGGGAGGTGACGTAAGTGTGCTTGTGGCCTTTGGGCTGAATAGCGGATTCATATCGTGAAGGCCGGTCGGCTGAATGTAGAAATACATCGGCTTATCCACGATATCCTGCGGATCGTAGTTGCGGATTTCACTCGTGTGAACGTGGTGAGTCTTCAGAGTGAGCGCGGGGTTAGCTACGAGGAACTTCGCCCGCAGCATCTCCACATTAATCGCATTGTCGCAGCCAGCGCGGCCGAAGCTGAAATCTAGGGACTTATAATCCCACTGCTTTGACTTCACGCTGTCGCTTAGAACGACCCATGTATCCTGACTATCGGGGCGGGGGCCGAAGAGCACGTGCTTGGCATCAGGGACGCCGTCTGCAGCCTCATAGCGCAGAAGGGAGAGGAAGCGGTCCTCCATTGCGGTAGACCAGAGGGCCTTCCACGTCTCATCCAGATAGATATCGGAGTTTGCGAAGACGCAGAGCGTGTTGGCTGGTGTGTTGGTGGCAATCCAGCGGATAACGGCAGCGTAAGTGAGTCGCTTGCCGATGACCTCCTGCTGAATTTTGTCGCTGGAAGCAGGGGGGAAGTGCGGGCTCAGATCCGTCTCGTTGAGAAGGACAATCTTATCAATAAGAGGGCACTCCATATTCTTCTCGAGGCAGAGGCGGATCTCGCGCGCCCTCTTAGGCTTCTCAGGGAGATAGAACTGGCTGATGAGCCAGAGATGGGGCTCTTGTAGTGGCTCAGGGAACGCCTTTATCATCGTCTCGGAGCGGAGAGGGCTGGGATTCACACCGAATGCGCGATTCATGCGCATCAGGATGGATGCGAGGAGGGCGGCGTCATTCGCCGTGCCGTCCCAGGCTGCGCCGACGAACGGATAGATGTCCGCAATCTCCTCCAGGCAAATCATATTGCCGACTCCCATCTCCTTCAGCGCGTTCTCGCCGAGGATATTGAGCGTGTCGCGTGCGGCGAGAATCATAGTGAGACCCTTCCATGCACCTGTGCGGAGCCAGGCGGCGTCGGCGGCGGCTTCGGCGGGGTCACACAGAAGAAGAATAGTTGTGGTAGGCGTTAGATACGCGCGTGATACGGCGCCGACCTCCCAGCGAGACCATGACCGGTTGGAGGGGGTATCAGGGCCACGCCATACAATCGTCTTCCTGTCCTTTGAGATGCTCGTCTCCATCTGAAGAATCCTGATGGGTTTACCGGTTTTAGGATGCGTTCCCCACATTCTTTATGAAGAATGTGTTAAATGCTTAGACCCGCGTGCGTTTACCGGCGACTGTTGCGTCTCGTCTTGCGATTGCGTCTCGTCTTACGACGTCTGCCACCATAGGCTGTCTCACCTGTTGCCTCATTATATACGCCAATCTTCTGTTCAGGTGGCACCATAGTATAGTAAGGCCGAGGGCTGGCGCCATATCCGCTTTCAGGAAGCCATGCATTTGGCATCGGGGGGCCGCTTATTTGTTCGGGGTCCTTCCACCAGTTGCGCCCATGAAAAAATTTATATTTACGTCCCTCCTTGTTCATTACAGTCGTAGGTACTTCCTGATACTCGCCATTGCGTCCAGTCGATACATAGCTAAACCGTCTGTTCTGATTGCGTTTCGTGCGATTCATGGCGCGCCTTTTTGCCGCATTCGCCGCATTCTTTGCCCACTGAGGACTTCTATCCATTTCTTATACTTCAGATTTTAAGATAACACCTGACGGACGGCGAGACGGTGGATCACGAACTACCATAGAGGGACGGCGACTAGAAACAGGAAGCTGTTCATTCTCAGCGGGGCGGCGTCTCATAATAAATACGAGGCAGAGGCAACCGACTGTGAAGGTGCCGAAAATGGCAGCGAGACCTATTGCGGCTGCTTGACCCTTGCCAATGGATGTATCCATGACTGTAACAGGTACGAGGGTCGTAGTATTTATATATACATACACAGGATTGATGGTGTGTGTTGATGTGGCGGTTGCTGTAGCAGTCGCCGAAGCCGATGTGCTGCTTGACACCGTTGGGGTAGATGTTGACGCAGCTGAGCTAGACGGAGAAGGGCTTGTGGCTGAAGATGCCGATGCAGACGCCGAGGCAGACGGAGAGGGGCTTGTGGCTGGAGACGCAGTTGCTGACTCTGTGCCAGATGTAGACGCATAGGGGCTTGAGCTAGGAGAGGGCGACACTGATGCGCTGGCACTGGGTGAAACCGTGGGTAGAGAGCTCTGGCTTGCCGTTGGCGTGGATGCAGGGCCGAGCTGGCAGTAGAAGGTCTCCTGGGTCGAGAAGAGAGTGTTGGAAAACTGGCAGCCGTATCCAGGGCCCCGCATCTGGCACGCGTCTCCGTTAATAATGTCCCAGCTGCCGAGGGTGTTGCAAATTGCTGCAGCATTTGCCTGAATATAAGAGCAATCGGGTGTACCGAGACCTTGCGGTGCGCCCGTCGTGCCGTGGACTAAAGTGGCGAAAGACGTGCACGAGCCTTGCGCCGCTGCGATTCCTGCTAAGGCAGCGAGTGAAAGGAGACGAAGCATTTTGTTTCTATTCCGGTCTAAGAGTTTAACGCATTTTTACAATAAATGGATAGAACAGATGTGGCCTATGTTATTAACACAACTCCCAAGTATTTCTATCTTCTTCCACTACATATCGGGCTCATTCGCCGATATGCCCCTCTTCTCAAGTGGGACATCTGGATCTCCACAGAAGTGCCCGACCACCCCATCATTGAGTCCGTGAGGACCACATATGGCGTGAAGATTAATGTGCTGACCGAGAAGGATTCGGGTTTCCTGGCATCTCGTGCAGCAACCTTTCGTGGATTCTCCTACGGGTATGAATTCATAATCCCCGTTCAAGAGGACTTTCTCCTTGAACGGTTTCCAGATTTCGTGGCCATTGAAGACAGTATGGAGATGATGGAGCGGGACGAGACGATTAAAAGCATTCGCTGGATGCCGTGTCCTGGGCCGCACAAGGATGACGTCATGTATTCGGAGGGCTGGAAGGTGTTGGATGCTACGCGGGATACCTATTTATTTACATTCCAGATGTGTATTTGGCGCCCAATGCCTCTTCTGCAGTGGTATAATCGTCTATGCTTGCAGTTTGATATTGATAATCCTGGACCTTTGACGGACGCGGATCGGCGTATTCTAGAAATTCGCGCCAATTACGCGGAGAATCGGCAAGGTCAGCGTTATTTCAAGGAATGGTTCATGAGTGGGGGCGAGAAACACTTGGCGTGGATGCGTATACACAAGCATCCGAATGCTGTGTATATGAGTCCGTGGCCTTACCGCCCTACTGCGGTTGTAGGTGGGAAGCTGGAAGAGTGGGCTATTGAGGTGGCTTTACGAGAGGGCTTTCCCCTTACGTCCCAATAATTGTGACATACGCCACATTCTGTTTTGAGGTGTAGGACGTAATCTGGGCGGACGAGAGGCCCGCGCGCGTATATAGATTTACAATAGCTGGCCAGGTGCCAATTGAATCCCTGTTTGAATATCCAGCTATCATCTTCGGGAAATAATGGTTAACTGTAAACGTGCATGTGTAATGCGAGGTTATATAGTTCTTTGGTATCTCTATTTTTAAACGACCATACAAGGGATTTTGGACAGGATACTGATTTGGTGCATAAAACAAATCTTCAACGGCGGTGCCTGGGACAGTTTCATCTCCACAATTTAAGAATGTGGAAAATGAAAACGCATTATTCGCAATTGCTGATGCTCCCAGCGTGCTATTCGGTGATAACAGAAAACTAGGGGTATAGTCAATTGTGATTGATGTCTTATTATTTCTGTCTATGATTGTGGAATATGATGCCATACTAAACGTAAGAGTGCTGATATATGCGTCTCCTGTATACACATTGGCGTTTTCTGTTAAATTAATTGTATAGAATTTTCCAGATCCAGGAACGACTTCAACACCATTTGACGTCGCAATGATATTCGTTCCACGACATCCCTGTGATGTATATGGAAATCCTATACTACTTGTAACATTTTCGAGAACAGGGGGTATAGGAGGTCCGCCGTTAGTAGCTATATAGGTCCTTGTAAAGGTGCCCGTGTAAGGAGTCGATAAATAGTTGAGAAGAGAGCCCTGTTTAAGAAAGGCATTGGACGAATTTAACAAAAGTGTGCTGCGATAGTGATAAGGTATCGTTGTGGAGAGGGTGCGAAGAGCTGAGGTGTCTCCACTCAACGATAGATAGCCTTCGCTTGTAAAGGTGCTGAGACTGAAGAAGACGCTGCGCTGGGGCAGGAGGACCGTTGTGAGTTTAAGATCGCGAACCCCCAAGAAGCGAATTGTGGAATTTACACTATCTATGTTGACTTCTTGATAGAATGTTGATGTATAAAAATAAGCTGTATAGTCCATAGATGAAACAAAAGTATCGCTGGGATTATTGTTTAAAATACATGTCGAGTAAAAGGTTGACAGGGGGCGGGCCCTCACAATATAGTCTGTATTTATTGTAGACACGCCTCCAGTTACCAGAAACTTTATCGGATTTGTATTCCAGTAGAGTGTCTGTGTGGGCGAGCAAATAGAGGGATACACCATCCAGCTCGTGGTTGCAAGATTTATGGTGGAATAGATGGTTGAGTAATTTGTATTTGGAGTCCACGCATCAAGTGGGGTCATATTGGACCCTGTATTTATATCGTGAAGTGCCTGGTAGGCTTTTGCGTAGACAATGGACTGGTGGGAGTTTGTGGGAGAACTCTGAATTCCAACGCCTTGGCCACCGGTGAGATAGAAGACATTGTTCAGAGAAAGGTCCCATTGAATTAGGGAGACGTCTGTCGAAATGTAGTTGAGCGAATAGGTGCCCAAACTACTGGGATGAACCCAGCGTGTACCACCGCGTCCATCTGCCGTAAGCGCCAGCGTGCTTTGAATATTTGTATTGTTTGAGCCTCTAGCATACACTGTGCGAAGCATTATATTGTCTGTATCAAACGTCCTGCGAGCACTAGCCGACATCTAGAGAGGGCAGAGGAAATGTGGAGTCTTTGCGGGCGCACAGCGAACGCCTTTGCGGTGAGCGGCACAGCGAACGCCTTTGCGGTGAGCGGCACAGCGAACGCCTTTGCGGTGAGCGGCACAGCGAACAGCGAACGCCTTTGCATTTAATCTCTATTAAAAAGATTCAAATAGAGGGAATTCTGGACCGGTGTCCGAATATGACACGTGCTATTGAATGCTTGGCTGAGCCCATTTATATAGAGAGAGGTGGTAGACAGACGGTGATAGAGTGTATAATTGCTTACACCATTTGACATAACAAAACCAGGATCTATGCTCATGCGTATATGCTTGGAATACAGATTGGAAAAGAATCCATCCGCACCTACGCCAGCAGAATATTGATTAAATGACATATAGTCACTAAATGTGACGTTATTCAATATAGTTCCGTCCTTATATTGAATATAGGTAGAGACGTTTTGCGGCACAACATTTGCGCCCGATGCCATCGGAAACAGCAAGACGGGATTATATTCTAGACTGATATCGGCGCGACTTGAACGTATACTACTTGTGAGATCCTTGAAACTGAACTCCACTGTGCTTATAATAAGCTGACCATTTGCGTCAAACGTAAATTTAGTATTGTCTCCACGTATTCCACTATATCCAAGCGAACTCAAAATATTCAGCCTCGGATTGAAATAAGAAATAAAGGATGACGTCATAGTCGTTGACATTGTGGAGAGAGAATTTTGCGTAAGGACAATGGAGGAGGCGGCAACAGAACTTATTTGCCAACTTAGATTTGTTGTTGTGCTCTGGAGTGACAAGGAACTGACTGCAAAGGAATTCAGACTTGAGAGAGTGCTGGTGACTTGTGAATACGTTACTGTGCTATAGAAAGACGAATATCCCGCGACCGTGCTGGCAAGTTGATTATAAATGAAAGTGGAGAGGGTTGACTGGTTGACTGTATAAAAATAGCTGGAGAGGCTTGAAATATTAAAGCACACCGACGTCGAAAGTGACGAATATAATGTTGATAAGGTTGATACATTCGACATTGTATATGTAGAAAGCGTCAGATAGGTTGATGAGATCTGATAGGACGATAGCTGGCGCCCTACATCTGTTGAAAGCGACATAAGACCTGTTGAAAAATTAGCCTTATTCACATAAAGCTGATTTGCATATCCAATCATGGTGTTACTGAGCGAATAGACAGTGCCAGATAAATCGGCATAGTTTTGCGCAGTATATCCATTAATTCCGACGTAAATTGAGTTTGACGGTGGGTCAGCATATACATTAATATCGCCAACTCCATAAAACGCGAGTGTTGAATATAGGGGCGTAATAACTAGAGGCGTATATGGGACGGCAATAAGATTGGTTGAAAAGGCGGGTAAATTTTGAATTGCATTTACATATCTGAGACCGGCGTTGAAATAGATTGTCTGGCTCGTCGTGTCAGTTGAGAGCTGAAGTCCACCCATAGATGAAAGGGTTATACTTGGGGTGACCACGCCGTTCGTTACAGCATTAATAGAGGAGAGGCCGTTTACACCGAGTGTCTGGAACGCCTTCGCATAGATATATGTGGCGTTTGACCCGGGACCTGCGTCAAGAAAGCCGATACCGTTGCCGCTAATAATCGTGAATGACTGCGATGAGGGTGTGGCACTGTATGTATTACAGTCAACAATGATTCGCTGGAAACTCGGATATGTGCCTACACTGCTCACAAGAGACCAATATGTCCCTCCTATACCATCGCTCATAAGCACAGACGTGGATGGAACGATTGAGTTCCGATCTCCTCTGATATTAACTTTGCGGAGAGTTAATAAATCTACGTCAAGTGTTTTACGACGCAAAGCCATCTACCGGTGAGACTAGAATTTAAGGAAGGCATTGTTTCCTTAAATTGTTATATAGTTGCGTTATAAATACAAACTGTAATAGCGTTATCAGGAGACATGTAGTTTGTCCATGTTGTCGTGGTAGTCAGACTCAGATCACAATCTGTAAGATACCGTGAAGGGAGAACTGCGCCACCAAGAGGGTTGAATTCGCGAATCCGTGCTTTTGTATTATCTACATACATAATGCTTGAATGAAGATGCTTGAAGATGTAAGGACGTGTATTGTGCGCAAACAAATAACCGGTGCTAATCTCAAACCTATTAGTGCGATTATATATATTCACCGGATTTATATAATCGGTGAATGCGGCATTCGGCACAATATATCTGTCATAGGCGATGAAGGTTGATACCTGATATAGATTTGTTGACGTGTTCGGTGTAAGGACCGTATTAAATGAGTAGCATGGGGAATATTCTATGAAAACACGAGACGACGAGGTGAGATATTTTACGAACGAGGTGAGCGATACTTCGCAAGTTGAGAGGAGTGTATCATAGTTCGTTCCTTTTGCCGTTTGAACCGAGGAATAGATCGTGTAGGCGGGGGTCGACCATATATTGATATAACGCGGGGTGCTTATCAGGAAATTGGCGAAGGTGCTCGTCATAAGAGTTGAGAATGTGCTACACTGGACGCCTTCATTTCTTACAATATATGAAGAGGTTCCTGTGATTGTTGACTGTAGATTTAGTGTTGTGCTTAGCAGATTAGATGTTGTGATTCGTATTACGTATGAGCTGATAATTTGTGAGCTCATATAATTTGACATATCCTGAAGAGTATAGACGAGGTTTTTAACGACACTTTGAGTAGGCATTACAAAGTTTGATTGACCGAAAATGGACGTCGTCGACGCAATCGTGTTCGCTTCCATCCTGACACTGAGGAGAGTTGAAAAGGTAGATACAGACCCCTCGATATCTGCGTAAAACTTGGATGCGCTCGTTGAAAAGCTTGATATGGATGTGCGAATACTAGAGTTAATAAAGACGGTGGACCGGTAAAAAGTAGATACATCGATACCAGTTGTTGTGGAGAGTGCCAGTAGGCCAGTGGAAAATCTGGAGAATGTCACAAATGAACTCTCTATACTGCTTCGGAATGAGCCATTAATAGTGCTTGTGTTTTCCCACAATCTACCATACCCAGTGCTCGTATAGGAACTAATGCCTATACCAATTATAAAACTGCAAGCATGTTGTATATTATTTGTACTTACAAGCATTGCATTGCTGCCGACAAATGTCATACTTGAAATAGTATCATCAAGCGGGAGACTTGTATCGCCTACTTTGAAAAACGGGTAGCGAATTTCATATGTCAATGTATTCGTGACTGGGTCTGTTGTAAAGAGAGTATTTCCAAGAGAGGAGAAAAAGAAGGTTGAAAATGCGATCGCGTTGGTGCCAGAGCTTATACTTTTAAGACCAGGCACCTCCAAACTTGCAAGTAAATTTCCGTTTATTTGCGATTTGTTCTCGCCAATTGGAATAAACTCAATTCCAGTGCCGGCTTTATAAGATAGAGTATTGAAACTCGCGTCGGCTATAAACTGAGATTCGGGATAGAATGAGAAGGTTCTGAATGCGCTCACATAGGCCATTGGTGATGATATTGTAGACCAGTATGATCCCCCCAAACCGTCAGATGTAAGTGATGTAAATGCTGGAGGAGAAGGTATTGTGTTAATCTTATATAAAGTTAACGTATCATACTCTTCGGTCAACCGTGAAGAGGCCGCCATTCTTTTAACGGGTCTTATTTTTATACTGAACCATTTTGCATCGTAACGAAGACAGAATTCGTAGATGCCATGTAAATATTCACATTACTATTTGTCAGTCCACCGCTGAGATTGAAGCTGAGTGCGTCGACGAGGCGGTGGGTGAGCACATAGTCTTCGTCGTAGTTTCCATAAATATTTGCCCCATTGATAGACATTTTCAGAGGGGTCTGGAAGGAGTTTGATGTTCCTGACGTAAACCCCGATGCAACCATCCATGAGTTATTCGTTGTATGGAGCATGGGGGAGCCCTTGTAAGTCAAGAAAGTGCTGAACGGGAGTATTGTTGTAGTATTCGTTAGGTTCATATAACAGAAGAGGAAAGTGGGATAGATATCAAGGGTGATTTTCGTCGCCGGCGTTATAAAGTTTGAATGGTTCGTAAACTGGAGGTTAGCCGTTGAGAAATAGAGATCGCGCCCCGTCGTGGATGCGGTTATGGGGCCGTTTGTTCCCTTAAATGTGAGCGATGAGTTGTGGAATGTGCTGAAGAAGGACATGCTCTGAAGAGACGAGACCGTCACGTTTGCATTGTAGACGACAAGGTTTCCGGCCCTGTCCACATTGATATTTCTGAGGAGTGCTTGCGTCGCACTGAGAAATGTCTGTGTGCTGACATATCCGAGAGAGCCGAGACCGTTCAGAGAGCTCTGAGAGGTCAAAAAAATTCTGTCACGGGAGCCCGTGAATGTGCTCGTGAGAGCAGCTGTGCTTATATAGTTAAATTTACCCAGACCTGATACGGTGCTCTGGAGCTGTGCATTACTTACATATCCAATCGTGGTGAGTCCCTGAAGACTACTCGTGAGCTGGCTTGTGCTCACATATCCGAAGGTGGCGAGGCCCACATTTGTGCTGGTAATCATTGTAGACATATCATAATGTGTAGTGAAGAGGTTAACAACAGTTTGTGCTAGACCTGCGGTGCTGACATAGCCATATGTTCCAAGTCCATCCAGTGTGCTAATAGAGCTCGGTATAGTAACATATCCATATTTGCCAAGACCCGCTGTTGTGCTGAACAACTGGGGGCCCGTGATGGAGCCCGGTATACCGCCATACCCTATGCTCGTTGAGAGGGTGCTGAACCCAGTTCCTTCAATGGTGGACATGAAGGTAATTGAGTTGGAGAAGCTGTTAATAGTGGAGGGTAGATAGCCAATTCCACTGTTTATATTTGACGAGTAACCCGACATATTCGTAAAAATATCCTCCCAGATGATTCCTCCACTGCCGTCCGTTGTAAGAAGATAGCGCGCAGTGATTGGTAGATTTGTGTTTGAATCAATGGCGTAGAAACTCTGAAGAATAACTACATCCGAATTACCAGTTTGTGAAAAGGGGTCCATCCTACCGGTGAGACTTAAAATTAATGAAGCTTTTGAGCTTACTTACTTGAAACCCGGGGGTCTAAACTTCTAAATTGATAGTTCATGGTAGTATGACAGGTGGTGGCGGTCTTTTACAACTTGTAGCACAGGGAAAACAGGATGTATTCATCACGGGTAATCCCCAAATCACCTGGTTTAAGATGGTGTATAGACGGTATACGAACTTTTCGATTGAGTCGCAGTCTATGTATTTTGACGGCGACCCTGATTTCGGGAAGCGGCTCAGCTGCCTCGTCCCCCGTCGCGGCGATTTGCTGGGGCCTATTGTCTTAGAGGTTACGTTGCCGCAACTCTACCATACGGATGGAACACTTGCATCCTACTGTAACAGTATTGGTCACGCCCTTATTGAGGAAATCAGTGTGGAGATTGGTGAACAGGAGATTGATAAACAGACGGGAGAGTGGATGGAGATCTGGTCCGCCCTCACGACAACAATGAATCAGAAGAACGGTTTCTACGACATGGTTGGCAAGGTTGCTGCCTATACGACGCCCGACTTTGGTAGCGTGAAGCTGTATATCCCTCTCCGCTTCTGGTTCAATCGCAATCCTGGTGTCTATCTACCGCTCATTGCTCTTCAATACCATCCTATCCGTATTAATGTGAAGCTCCGCCCCCTTCAGCAGCTCTTCTACAGCAATGAGCTGGTTGCTAACTGCACGACGACACAGGTGAAGGTTGCGAAGATTACGGATATGCGCTTGTGGGGCGATTACGTGTTTCTTGATGTGGAGGAGCGTCGACGCTTCGTGAGCAGCACGCATGAATATCTCATTGAGCAGATCCAGTATACGCCGAAGCTGTCTATACCCTCTGGAAACACGACGGCGATTGTTCCGCTGGAGTTCAATCACCCGTGCAAGGAGTTCATCTGGGTGCTCCAGCGCGATATCATGGCGCAGTATCACGAGTGGTTCAACTTCAGCAGCTTGGCCACACATGAAACAGGTGTTCGCCTGGATCTTCTATCTACGGCATCCATTCAGCTGGATGGCCAGGAGCGGTTTGATGCTCGCGATGCTGGATATTTCCGTCTTGTCCAGCCGTGGCAATATCATACGAACATTCCAAACGACGAGTTTATCTATCTCTATAGCTTCTCTCTTCGGCCCGAGGACCAGCAGCCGAGTGGCAGTCTGAATGCCTCTCGTATTGACAATATTACTATGAGCGTTGGGATTACACCTGACGCGAATCTGTCGCCAGCTCGCGGTAACGGAACTATCCGTGTCTATGCTGTGAATCATAACGTGCTACGAATCGTGAATGGATTTGGCGGAGTGCTTTTTACCGTGTAAAAAGCATACTTACCGTTAGGATGGCAGCTGTCTTAGATTTAAAGATTCCGGTCTGGCTATATCGTGTTCTTGCTGTCTTTCCAGTGACTGGAATGGCAGGAGTGGACCACTATGCTGTAGGCTCAACACAAACGGCGTTTGCGAAGGGTCTTATAAATCTAATCACATTCGGTTCTTGGTATTTTTACGACATTCTACAGAGCTTGGATGCCGAGAAAATTGCAACAGAAGGCCTGAAGTTTCCATTTTATGAAGGGGGAAATATTGGCGCGGGGCGACTTGCTACGAGTATGACAGGCTTAGGAAAAGGCGGCGAGTCCCTATTAAATGTGCTTTTTACGTCGGCGGCGGCCCTTTTATATGGAGTTGCTATGTTATTTGAAAATAAACCGGCTCCAGTTGGCACAATTGCAAAAGCTGCAAAGACAATGTTTGGTAGCGCGACGGCTGGTCTAGCTGGATATACTGCTTATAGCGCGTTCAAGGGCCCTGCTACGGCTATACCAGCGATTCCAGGGATTCCAGCAATTCCAGGTATGCCAAAAGGTATACCATCTGTAAGCCAGCTGGCAAAGATGGTAGGCGGTGGTGCTCCTGAAACTAAATCGGCGGATCACACTGTCGGAGGCGATTTCATTGCCATCGGCCTCCTCTTTCTCTTTGCAGTTTCTGGGTTTACGCTGTCAGCAGTAAGAAACAGAAGCGCCTAAAAACTTGGTAGAAATATACGGTAGAAGATGGAGTATCTTGATGAGCACAGTGACTTCGAGCGCCTGATCGGCCGTGCTCCCGAGGATGATGGTGTCGTCGCCGCGAATGCGCCTCTTGAACCTGTGAAGAAGCCGCTAGATATATCCGGATATGCCTGCACAATTGTATACTTCACGGCGACATGGTGTGGCCCCTGTAAGCGCCTCGCCCCTAAGCTCGCCGAGATTGTTGCACAGAATCCGCAGATTAAGTGGCTGAAGTGCGACGTGGATCGCAACAACTATACGCCTGGATTCTGCAATGTAAAGGGAATCCCGTCGTTCATGGCGATTCGTGAGACGAAGATTCTTGGTCAGGTCCAGATTTCCGATGGAGAAAAAGTCGCCGAATGGGTGGGACAAATATTTCAGAAGTCATCATAGAATGGCATGTGATATACTTATAATTGGAGCAGGTCTAGCAGGCCTCTATTGTGCTCGAGAGATTCTCAAACACAATCCCAATAAGACTGTGATGGTCTGTGAAAAATACAAGAAGGCGGGTGGACGGGCTGTCACATATCAGAAAGATGGCCTCCAATGGGAGATTGGTGCAGGACGTATCTCAGACTCGCATACCATGGTCCATGCACTTATAAAGGAATATGGGTTACATACGGTGCCAATAGAAGGTGGTCTTCAATACAGGGAGACGGGTTCTGCAGACTATGAGGAGAATCACTTTGAGCCCGCCATTGATGTGCTTCTAGGCCCGCTTCAGATGCTGCCGCACAAGATTTTAGCAGAAAACACGCTGAAAGAAGTTATGTATGATGTATATGGGCCTGGAGCCACACATAAATGGATGAATCGCTTTCCTTATCACGCGGAGGTCGTTATCATGCGGGCAGATATGGCGCTCCGCGAGTTTTTCGGGGAGATGAAGACGCACGCTGGCTATTCCGTCTGTAAAGAAGGGCTGAGCGCATTGGTGGATTCATTGGCGAGAGATATAAAGAAGAGGGGTGGAGTTCTTCGCACCGAGTATGAACTTATTGATGCGCAGAAAGGACATGCCGAGTTCTACGTTGGTTCCTGGAAGGATGGTGCAACTAGACCCAAGACGAGTATCTCAGCCAAGAAGATTATTCTGGCGCTGCACGCGAGCGCCCTCGGAAAGTTGCCATCATTCCGCCGCTGGGCGCCACTAAAAGACGTTGTTATGTCGCCGCTGATGCGCATTTATGCTGTATTTCCTACGAAGGGGGTCTGGTTCAAAGGGCTTCCGCGCATCGTGACAACGTCGCCAATTCGCTATTTCTTGCCTATGAACGAAGAGAAGGGTGTGGCGATGGTGTCCTATACGGACAATATATACGCTCAGCATTATATGGACATTATGGACGCAAAGGGCGAGAAAGGACTTGAGAACGCGGTGATGACCGATCTGCGTAAACTGTTTCCTGAGAGGGAAATACCCGATCCCACATTCTTCAAGGCGCATCCGTGGACGGACGGCGTCAGCTATTGGCTGCCTGGTGACTATAGACCTGAGCTTGTGAGTGAGGAGGTTTTGAATCCGTTTCCTGGACTGTATGTATGCGGCGAGAGCTTTTCGCTGCGCCAGGGGTGGATGGAGGGCGCGTTAGAACACGCCGCACTTCTTTTACGGACTCACTTTAGATAGGGATGGCACCAAGAAAGACGAAATATATGATTCACGACAATGGCGGGCGGCCGTTTATTGTGGATGACACGAAGTCCGAGAAGAACGCGGTTGTTTATAAGACGAAGCTCGTGGACGACGAGTATGAGAGAGGCACCAAGATTCTGACGACTTCATATGAGCGAATCTTTGTGGGCGACAATCTCATGAAGGACCCTCATTATGAAGAGGTGGGATGGGCCAAGGGAAACTCGCTGCTTTTACAGATTAGTGGAAAGCGCTATGTCCATGTGGGCGACTGTGTTTTTTCTTTTGAACCCGTCGAGGATGACACAATCGTGAAGTATTATTCGCCGGTTGGAAACAACGATGTCCCGTATCCCTATGCGGTGGGTAAGAAGAATGTGTATTTCATGTGGGATAAGACATATTACCCGGTTGAGCTCTTTGACCTCAATACGGATGCGACTGCCCAGTTAATCAAGTATACAATCACGCCGTTTGCAGATAAAAGCCATGACTATCTTGAGATGCGCAAGGAGTTTGCTAAGCACGGAGAGAAGATCAAGCTGAAGATGATACAGAAGAGATATTTCTGACGTGGTTGGGGTTTAATTTTGAATGAATAATTAAATATTAATGATAGAATGGAGTTTATCAGTATAGGCCCTAATTGTTCTACATCTGATCTATTAAAACTACAAAATCTTAAGAATAAATCCTATCCGTTCGACTACATCTTTTCCAGTTTAGAGATTATAAAACACTGTATTGATGATAAATTCAAGACATTTTTGGATAGAGAACAATATGAACCTGGAATTTGCGAATCATCAACAAGACATAGGTTTTATTGTAAATACCTTGATACAGATGTATTGACGAAACATCACCTAGTAAATGGATTTAACCCTCTCCATCCGCAAGATCATAAAATAAGCAGTGGTAATCTATTTAATCATCATGATTTGATAAATAATGAAGATCACTATGAACGATTCAAGCGTCGTGTAGAAAGATTGCTGGCGTTAATCGAAAGTGAGACAAAGATTGTATTTGTCTATTACGATATGTATACAGAAAACTATCAAGAACTTGTAGACTTTTCTAAACACTTTATCAGCCTATCAAATATTTACATACTCGGTATCTTTGAGAATAAGGGAGAGAGAAAGATACTCTATGAAAGCGATCGTTGTAAAATATATCAAAATGTGCATTCTTCTTATATTTTCGGCGATATTACCTTTTAGAATAAATATTTATCAAGTAGTAGTAATGAACGCCCACGTCATCGTCTCCGTTGCGCATATCGCCATCGTTGTGCCCCTTTTCTTGTATGTCGCCTTCTCTAGGGCCGCGACGCCCGACTGGCTCTACTGGGTTCTCTTTGCAGTGGGTCTCGTCGTCTTCATGGTTCACGCCGTGAAGGCTGCCTACCGCTGGAAGGTCGGCTCCACCTATCTGTGGGTGAATCTGCTCCACGTTCTCCTCATTGCACCGCTTTTGGTGTATATTGGATACTATGGAAAGAAGACGCCGCGCCCCGCCTACGAGCTGTTGGCGATGGCTGGATTCGCGGCCCTCGGTTACCACATGTATAATATCTTGATGCAGGTGCAGGTGTTTCAGGAGGATTAACGTCGTGACTTAATTTTAAGAAAGCCACGGCTTTCTTAAAATTAATGTCCAACGACTATTAGACGATAGGCTTAACGGTTAAGAAAGGGCTTTGCCCTTTCTTAAGTTTTAGCATCGTCGTTAGGGACCTCATGACGGAGGCCTATTGCATGAAATCATTTCTATAATGAATAATATCAAAGAGATGGTGTAGTATTTTCCAGAGTTCGTAGTCTATTTCAAATCGGTTTGCAAAGTCATTCTTAATCCGAAAAAACACGTGGGGCGCCTGTATATTCAAATCATATGATTTTGGAATCACAGACAATCCTTCCATTCTCGCTGTAAACAATGCGGTGTCATACTTATACGCATATGTTCTAGTTAAAATATCTATACATAAGTCATCGGCATATTTATAGATACACGGATCATTTTCATTCGCATCATATGCCAAACGTTTCGCAACGTCTTTTGAGAGAATAATAGAAGACCCTTGGCAATATGTATCTAACTCGGGATAATTTGTAGCAAATATTAATGGACCGGCTATACAATTCTCCCTTGGCAACTTTGAAAATATATAGTGTAGTTTTTTGAAATTAATGAAAGTCGTCGCGTTACATCGCAAAATATAGGTTGGGTCACACATATCATAGATTTCTTTCAGCGCCGCCTTGAACTTTAAGAACATCCCAGGATTTGCCTCGTCGATGTCAAGGTTTCGCTCGTCCGGTTTTAGAGTATATCCGTCTGGAAGTTTTCCATTAAAAAGGAACAAGACAGGGACCTTATATTGCTCGCATTGTTTGCGCACAATCTTATTACACTCTATATACAGCGGCTGAAAGGACGTAAGAATTAGCAAAAAGAAGGTTTCCATGCTTATAAATACTGGGGTTTTTACACCGTCAGGAGCTGCCGCAGAAGAATTGCCTTTGCCGTATCCGCAACCGTAATACAGTGGGCGGCGTGATACTGGAAGGCAGTATTTGACTGAAACGACTTCCTACACCTCTTACAATCAAATGTGGTCTCCATTTCATTCAGAATATTGGTGGCCTCCGTGATACAATGCTTCCTCATAAAGTGGATGAGGCGATTCCCATTTGCCAGCGTCTGAAATGTGCAGCCATCCACTGGACACTTCAGAAGAGGGACAATGCGTTCAACCTTGGCGTTCGGATGCTTAGCAGCGACATGAAGCTCAAGACGTTGCTTAGAAAGACACTTATAGTCGCAGCCCTCGGCTGGGCACTCGTGGGGTAGATCGCCCTCACACTTCCGACGATGCATATTCATTGTGGACGGGAGGCGCTTCTTGTCGCCACAGTGGGGGCAGACATAGAGACCAGCCTCGTCGCGTTCATATGTGAAAGGCATTGTGAGTAGCTAGGGCGCGGCCGCCACTTCAATTTTACCATTGTCCATCGTAGGACCTTCGGTCACGATTTTACCAGGATTCACCATATTGAACTGAACCTTCTGCCGTCTATACGAAGACGTAAGCACATTCTTATCAGCATTGAACCCCATGAATACATCAAAGAGTTTTGTTGCGAGCAAGACGGTGCTGGTTGCAAGGACCGTCGGCTCTCTATCATCTAGATATCCATTCACAATCACATAGATACTGATGGCAGTGTTTATGATAACCGCTATGATTGTTATAGCGCCTACATTCTGATACTCATTATTAATAGTAAGAATCTTCTGTTGTCTCTGTTCGCCTAGTTTCACCAGTTCTTTACCTACCGATTCGGAGTCGGTTGGAGCGTGATGATCGATACGAAGATAGTGATTGAATTTGTATTCTCGCATCAGTTCAACTCTGTATAGATTGATAAAGCAGAGGAGTGTGATGAAATTAAACACGAATCCTATGCGATAGACTGTGTCTCCTTTCTGATAGTTCTCAGTAGGCAAACATCGTTTACCATTACATACGCCTGGCACGAAGACAACGAGAAGTGTGCCTGTGAATACGCGGTAGCATTCTAAGATGATTGTTGTGCCGGTTATGAGGGGCTGGTATCGGTCAGTGGCCATCTTATGTGCGAGGAGAAAATTTGAAGGGTGACGGCGGTTTGTTGACGAGTAAAATGGAGAACCCAAGTCACACATGTCTCAAGCCGCGCACTCTTCGTATGACAGTGGCGGCTTGCTTCTACTGCGGGAATCCAGAGGAAAGGTCCATGTATATTGAGTGGATGTTTGGGCTGAAGCACTGTAAGAATCACAGGGATGCCGCCGTGCGCGACTGTAAAGCCTATATGCATGAGAATAAGCTTGTGACCTTTCGGTATGCGGATGAGCATCCCGTCCTCGGCCCATTCTTGAAGATGATGGAACAGGAATTCCCTGTTCTGCGATCCAGCGGCGAGTTCCAGCCTGGCTGGACGCTGAACCGCGGCTCTATGACTTGTGATACACTGCTCTTTGTAGAGAATGGAGAGTGGTTCCTTCCTGTTAAGCTGACTGACGAGGTTACAAAGGGTGTGACTATCGCCAGCCTCAAGCGGCCAGAGGTTGCCAGCTACTTTCCAGAGGGTTTCCAGGAGCTTGTTGACCAGGTCCTCTTCTGCCTCGTGGACGGCATCTTCTATAAGGAATATCAGGAAGTCCAGTATCTTGAGGGGCAGGAGATTGTTCCAGAGGTTCCCCTGGTGGGGATGATGATGTATCAGGGAGAGATGGTGCGGTATATCTTGCCGCGACCCGAGGGTGCTGCTGTGGTTGCACCTGTGCAGGGTGACGACCCGAGTGGCTTAAACTGAAATAACAAAAAGAGGCAGAGATGCCAATAACTATCGTGACAATGGTGATTGGAGCAGACTTCAAGAAGGGTCTGGAGAAGGCCCTGGAGTCAAAGCGGGCTTATGCTGCCAGGCATGGATATAGCTACGTGGAAGGCGGCGAAGAGTTCTGGGACCGCAACAAGCCGATTCCGTGGTCAAAGATTCCGTTTCTTCTAAATGTTTTTTCCAAGTTGCCCGAGGGTGCTCTGGTCTGGCTTTCCGATGCTGACGTTCTGATTACGAATCCTTCCCTCCGTGTCGAGGACCAGATGGGTGCCTTACTGCCTCCAGGAAAGGATATGCTCCTCTGTATTGACGCGTGCGCACATATTAACAGCGGAAACGTGCTCATGCGCAATACGGCGTGGATGCGGGACTACTGGCGGCGGGTTGGTGAGCAGACGGACTTGACCTACCATATCTGGTGGGAGAACGCTGCGATGATTAAGTTGCTGGAGACGGTTCCCGACGACCTGGCTCACACGGAGATTACGACCCAGCACAAGCGCTTCAATGCCTATCTACGCGGTGTTCCTGGAGAGCCACTGTGGGAGCATGGTGATTTTCTTGTTCACTTCGCTGGAGTCTACGATCCGAAGCAGATGGCGGCACTCATAGAGGAAATTGGGCGTGGTGGTGTTCCCAGGCTTTCTATGTGACAATAGGATAGGATGGTCAAGAACGTCACAAGAAAAAAGACTAAGATTCCTGCCGCGGTAGTTCTGGTTTTCATGTCTGAAAACCCCGAGTATCTACCAACAGTTGAAAACTACGGGGATTTTACTGTTGAAGAGGAAATCTATCGTGTTCGTCTTATTTTATGGCACACAGCATCTAGGTTGAAGCGCTATGTGAAGCTGGTGAAGGAGCGGGCGGTGCCTTCCATCTCCGAGGCCAGCTTGGTGTCGTTAGTGAAGGCCACGACGCAGGCGAAGTATCGCACACGAGACTCCCCACCGTTTGGCGCTGGGCCACTTTGCGGGGCCGTTCTGAAGGGAAATGATAAGGCGCTGTATGTGAGCGAGAAGAGGGGGAAGGCTTGTGCCTGGACAGCCGCGTAATAAAATCTAGGCTATAGTTATAAATGACGAATAACGTTACTCGCCGCAACACCCGCCAGAACGGAGGCATGATGACGGTAGGCAGCCATGCGCAGGTCTACCACGGCACTGCCAAGCACACGTCCGGCGGCCTGACGAAGAAGGACCTGATGAAGACGAAGAACGGTCGCGTCGTGAGCAAGAAGAAGCACGCGGCGGGCCTCAAGGCGATCAAGCGCTTACGCAAGCTGGGCTATGTTGCCAAGAAGGGCACGTTCAAGCTGTTTCGCAAGTAAAGAGCTTACGCGACGGAGGAACTCAAGCTCTTTAAGAAGTAAAAATTGAACTCACCTCCAACGCATACGAAGTATACAATGCTCAAATCAACTACCGAAGAGATAGCAGCCTCAGTTA